CAAGTATACAAAGTTCTTCCAGCAGTTCACGAAGTTCAAGCAGTTCATCAAGCTCAAGAAGTTCTAGTTCTTCAAGCAGTTCAAGCAGGTCTAGTTCTTCTAGCAGCTCACGAAGCTCAAGCAGTTCAAGCAGGTCTAGTTCTTCTAGCAGCTCACGAAGCTCAAGCAGTTCAAGCAGGTCTAGTTCTTCTAGCAGCTCACGAAGCTCAAGCAGCTCCAGCAGCTCTTGTCGTTCATCGAGCTCAAGCAGTTCAAGCAGGTCTAGTTCTTCAAGCAGCTCACGAAGCTCAAGCAGTTCCAGCAGCTCATGTCGTTCATCAAGCTCAAGCAGTTCGAGCAGGTCTAGTTCTTCCAGCAGCTCACGAAGCTCAAGCAGTTCCAGCAGTTCATGTCGTTCATCAAGCTCAAGCAGTTCAAGCAGGTCTAGTTCTTCAAGCAGTTCACGAAGCTCAAGCAGCTCCAGCAGCTCTTGTCGTTCATCAAGCTCAAGCAGTTCAAGCAGGTCTAGTTCTTCCAGCAGTTCACAAAGCTCAAGCAGCTCCAGCAGCTCTTGTCGTTCATCAAGCTCAAGCAGTTCAAGCAGGTCTAGTTCTTCAAGCAGCTCACGAAGCTCAAGCAGTTCCAGCAGCTCTTGCCGTTCATCGAGCTCAAGCAGTTCGAGCAGGTCTAGTTCTTCCAGCAGCTCACGAAGCTCAAGCAGCTCTAGCAGCTCTTGTCGTTCATCAAGCTCAAGCAGTTCGAGCAGGTCTAGTTCTTCCAGCAGCTCACGAAGCTCAAGCAGTTCTAGTAGTTCTTGCCGTTCAAGTAGTTCATCTTCTAGTAGTTCAATTATTTCGTCAAGTTCTTCTAGTTCTAGCAGTTCATTAAGTTCAAGTAGTTCTAAAAGTTCTTCAAGTTCATCCTCATCAGCGTCATTATTTAGAAAATTAGTAAATTTTAAAGATGAAACATTTTCGTATGATTTTACTGAGGATACTTATTCATATGAGTTTGTTGATGAAACTTCTTTGTATAAATTTGTAGAAGGAAATTAATGAAAGGAGTAAAATAAATGAATAGAGTTAATCAATATTATGTAGCTGATGATGTAACATTTCGAGGAACATTCAAAATAGACAGCGTAGCGCAGACACCGGATTCAGGAAGCGCAAAAGTGCAGATATGGAAAATAGGAGGCACTTCAGCGACGTTAACTGAAACTTCCGCAACTATATCAGGCACACAATTACAATATAAATATACACCTTTAGTTGTAGGGCAGTTTACCTTGTTTTTTTATTGTACGTTTAACTCTGGAGCTGATAAGCGTACGGGTGTCATTGAATTTATGGTAAGAAAGAAAGAGGCGCATTGATGATTAATCCAAAATCGTTAGAGAATTTAAAAAAACCGAAGCCAAAAAAACCGTATGGATTCAGGAATTCATTACCACAAGAAAAAGTTGATGAGTTATTTACTTATTTAGCGAATGGCGATCCCATAACAAAAGCAGCAAAGAAAGCGAATGTATGTTTTGAGACAGCGAAGCGGTACTTTTCAGAGGGTGATGAAAATAGAGGTATTAAGCCACTTCATTATCGTCTTACAATATTCCAAGATAAGATTTCAGAAAAGTATAATGTGCTCCTTGAAGAACGCAGGATGAAAATGGTTGAGACTATTCGTAAGGCAGTAAATTTATTTAGTGAACAAATAGAACAAGGGAATTTGTTGAATAAGCCAAACATTAATCATCTTGATAAGTTAATGCGTTTGGAAGTTTTTCTTATGGGTGGAGTAAAACAATCTGAAAGAGAACGAAAAATGTTAAGTGCAGAGGAGATTTCTGATGGAGATAATCAAGAAGGCTGAAAGAATAGAATGGAAGGCAGAGATTGCGAATAGAGCGCCAGAGGAAGCTAGGAGATGGCAGATTAAAGAATATCGGCGCTGTATCGAAGATAAGATATATTGGTTCAATAATTATCTATGGGCGTTTGATCCCAATAAAACACCGTCTATTGTACCTTTTATCTTATGGGATCATGAGATTCGTTTATTGAATCAATTAGATAAATTGGAAGATCTCTTCATCGATAAATCAAGGGAGATGGGCGTGACATGGACAATCATGGGGTGGGAGTTGCATAATAATCTCTATGTAAAAGGTTTTACTGCGCTCAATATCTCTAGAAAAGAAACAGAAGTCCAAGATACAGGAAATACCTATCATTCTTTGCATGGCCGGTTATCTTTTATGTATCAACGCTTACCACCTTTTTTGAAACCGCAGATACATAATCCTTACCTTACGTTTTCCGTCCCATCGATGAATTCAGTCATCAAAGGCGAATCAGCGAATCCTAATGCTGGAAGAGACAGCCAATATAAATTTATTTTTATCGATGAGGCGGCGTTTATTGAGTGCCTTGATGATATGTATAAGGGTGTGCGAAATGCAACACGGGCACTATGCCTTGTATCGACACCGCCAAAAGCAAATGAAAATAATAAATTTGCTGAAATCAAGGAAATGAAAAATTCGACTTTTATCCATATGAGTTTTCATTGGAAAGAACACCCAGAAAAAAATGATGAATGGTATAAGAGAAAAACTTCTTCAATGAATGAACAAGAGATAGCACAGGAATTGGAGATAGGATATGATAAGGCAAAAATAAATAGGTCCTATGCAGAATATGATGATAGAATACATTTATTAGGGCACAAAGTATATCTTAACCCTAAATCAAAAGTATATTGTTTTATGGATTTTGGCCTTGATGGAGAAGTATTCTTATTCTCGCAGAAAGATTTTGAGAATAGATTATTTTTTATATATTATAAAATATTCAAAGATATGCTTACGTCTGAATTATATCTTGAATTTTTAAAATGCTTAGATGCGATACACTATAATATGGAAATTAAAGATATTATCTTCGTTGGTGATAAGTCAGGCACAAAACGCAGCCGGCTTACGAAAACTTCTGTCATAGAGGAATATAAAAAAGTTTCTAACGGAGCCATTGATATTAATACCAGTGAATTAACAAACGATGAAAAGATAAAGTGCATGAAATCATGCCTTAAAAGATATATCAATGGGCGGCCTCAGTTCAATATATCGAATGATTCTACCTGTGTTGACTTTGCAAAAGCTATGAAAAGTATCACTTTAGATAAGTCAGGGCAAGATCATATCGATAACTGGGCGACACATGTTGTTAACGCCGCTGAATATGGAGTCAATTATCTTTTTCCGCGAGTTAAGGCCGCGGGTGTCGTTGTAGGATTAGACCCAGGTGAAGAAATACTTGATACAGAAGGGAAAGTAATAAGGACAGTTGAGAAAAATATAACTAAACCTGCTTCCGCTGCCGCTGTTATAGGCGAACGCAGGATTGAAAGGATTAGCATATTTACATGAAAAAAGAAAAGATAGAATCGGCAACGCAATTAGTAGGAGATAAAGTTCTCTCTTTTAAAGAAAGAGAAAAAAGATCTATCGAAATAGCGCATAGGATAGCTGAGTCATATCCTATGGTCGGTGGCTCAGCTGATGACAACATGTGGCGTTCGCTTAATCAACTTTCGAATAGGGATTTGTATATCCTTACGCAAAAAAGGATGCAGGATATCGCATTTTATCTTTATGACTCCAATCCTATGGCAAAACGAATTATAGAGATTACACGAGATTTTGTTATTGGCGATGGATTTACTTTTACGGCAGAAGATAAAAATGTTTTAGAGCTCATAGAAGATTTTTGGGAAGATAATAATTTAGATGAAGAATTAGATGTTGATGTCCTTGAATTAGGAATTTTTGGCGAGCTTTGTTTTCCCGTATGGGTTAATTCAGCAAACGGCGCTGTAAAACTTGGATATATCGATCCAGTAAAGATTTTAAAAGTAAAAAAAGATAAGAATAACCCGAAAATCAGTACAACACTTACATGGCGACCGGTTGGTTCTACGGAAGAAAAAGATTTAGCTTTAATCAATGTTGATAAAAACATACATTCTAAATCATACGAATTATTGACAGGAGGATGTTTCTTTTTCACCATCAATAAGGTAACAGGGGCTACGCGTGGCAGAAGTGATTTATTGACTTTGTGCGACTGGATCGACGGACATGATCAATTTCTGTTTGCGAGACTTGAGCGCGCATTTTTGCTCAATACTTTTATTTGGGATATTACCTGTGAAGGTATGAATAAAACAGAATTGGAAGAATTTGTTAAAGGATTGGCGATGCCGAAGTCAGGTTCGATACGCGCACATAACGAGAAGATAACATGGAAATCTGAAACACCAAAGTTAGAAGCGAATGATGCGTCTGAAGAGGCTCGCATGTTTAAACAACAGATATTAGGCGGGTCAGGATTTCCAGAGCATTGGTTTGGCGAAGCCGCAAGGACAAATAGAGCTTCTGCATTAGAGACAAGCCTTCCAACGCTTAAAAAACTTAAGTCTAGGCAAAAGACGGTTAAAAATTTTATCAAAAGAATTATTAAATTCGTAATTGACCAAGCGATAATTCATAAGAAAAGCGGATTCAACAAAGATATGAACAAAAATTTTAAAATAATTCCTTCTCCTATTGTATCACGTGATAATAAAGGCGTAATTGATTCAATAAACAATCTCGTTGATGGTTTAGGAAAAGCCGTAGATAAGAAATGGCTCGATAATAATCAGGCAAAGCGGGTATTTAATACTGTTATATCTCAGTTAGGTACTGATATAGAAAGCCAAGATCAAGAAATAGATGAAGAAGAACCTGAAAGTTGAGCCGTTTATTGGCGGCGGCAGTGTATTGATGAGAAAGAAAAAAACAGAAGGGGAATTCATCAATGATAAAGACGAAGAGTTATACTTCTGTTTTAATTTCATGCAGAACATTTCTGAACAGCAAGTAGAAGCATTAATTAAGATGGACTGGAGGACAAGCAAAGAAACATTTGGTAAATTGCTTACTGCGTATAAAGAAGCTCCTTCTAATAAAGATCCGTCATATCAATTCTACCGCTACGTCTATTTGAAATGTGCAAGTGATGCAGGAGTGATGCGTTCTTATGATGATAGGGCTGAAGGCGAAGTAATGAAGGTCCCGACACGACTTATGAAAATCAAGGAACGCCTTGCTGGAGTCAAAATAGAAAATATGGATTACAAGGATTTTGTCAAGAAATATTCCAATGATGAGTCATTCACATTTCTTGATCCACCGTATCCATCGGCGAAGATGAATTGGAAATGGTGTCCTACACAGGAAGAGTTTGAATCATTTACCAAGACCATCCCGGGTAAATGGATGATTACTTATGAGGTTTGTGATGGATGGAAAGAATCAAAGTATTATCGTAAAATTTTATCTCAATACAATCTTGCGGCGCCTTCAGCAGGGCACATGACGAGAAAGAGTGAATTGGTAATAACGAATTATCCGATGAAACAAAACAGTTCCTTCCTTGAGTCAGAAGCAGATATTGAGGATATGCGTGATGCTGCTGAATTCTTTAGTGTGGAAAATCTTTCTACTATTTATAAAGAAAGTGATGATGAATTATTAAAAGAATTCAAGGAAATACTTAAACTATATGCTTCCAAGCGTAGAGGTGATGAAGCAAAACAATCATTTGAGCAGCTGAAAAGTTCATTCAGGAATTGCCTGTCTAAATTAGTAGAAACTGGAAAGACAGATTTTTATCCTGACAAGATGACACCATTTGCTTTAGAGCTTTTTGATAAGTATGCGGACTATGGTTATTCAGTGCCTCAGCCGGATGGCGATATAAAAGAGTTTAAGACGTTAAAAGAATTGAAAGATAGTGGTATCGATTATCGTGGATATAAATTCCATATAAAAGTAAAAGAGATAGAGAAAAATATTGGTAAATTCTCTTATTTAAAACAATGGTGGAAGAATAAAAATCAAGAAAGTATATCAATGCAAGATTTCTTTGTATCTACTGATTTAGGAATTGAACTATGTATGAGCAAAGATTTACTTGGAGAATCAAAAGAAAATTACTTTTATATTAAGCCATCTCAATCGTTGCGTTTATACGAAAGTGTGGCCTTTCTTTTACCGAAGTCACCATTTAATTCATCTCCAGAGCCATCGTGGATTAAAAAATTCGATGAGGGCAGTATCTCGATATTAGAGAGTTCTGAGTTAGAGAAAACAATAGAGTTTTCGGGCGAGAAGCTGAAAGGTATATATACTGCAAAAAGAGATACAGAATGTTCAGATTTTTGGACATTTAAAAAATTATCTTGACAAAATCTTTGTTATGTGTTTTATTTATACTAGATAGAAGTATATAATAAGGAGATTAATTTGCCATATCCTTCAGAACATTCTGCAAGAATAGTTCAACCTCTTCCTCAGAATTCCTCTGTCTACGCTCGTAAAAACATATCTCCGGGCATTGATATTGTTTTACAAAGATCAAAAGGTGATAATACGAAACCTATGAAGGTACAGTCATATCGCTTTAAAAAAAATCAGTTTACTGCAGAAGAAGCAAAACAATGGTTAAAATCTCATGAAATAAGTTATATATCATTTGAGCCGGCAAGTGAACCGAGCAAAGAAGAAGATCGTAAATCTTTAATTAAACGGGTCACAAAAGAGTTAGCCGGTCAAATTATATGATATTAAGACAATTCGGTATTACCGCGTTTCTTGAAAGCTCTCCCTCAGGCGATATTTGGAAAGTAATTATCATTGAAGAAGGTATGTCGAAAAATGGTAAATACTATTCCAAAGAAGCACTCCAAAAAGCAACCCCTCTATTCGAAAAATCAAAGGTTTGTTTCTATGAATGGAAAGGAAACAAATTTGACCATATACCTTTATCCATAGAGAAAATTCGCCCAGAAGGATTTCCTCTACAAACTGCTGGATGGCTTGAGAATGTCAAATTTGAGACAGTAAGTGTTGAAGGCAGACAAGTCACCGGCCTTACAGGGCATTTGCATTTATTAGAGAATAATAGCAAAGTCGCGGAATTGAAGCAAATGCTTGTTGAGGCTTGGAAGAAAGGATTAAAGAATCTTCTAGGCTTATCCATAAATGTAGAAGGCCCCTCTCAAGTACGCATGTTAAACGGGCAACCGGTTACGGTTGTAAACGGGATCACAAAAGTATATAGTACCGATTTCGTAACTCAGCCAGCCGCTGGCGGAGGGCTGTTACAACTCATAGAAAGCATTAACCAAAAAGGAGGCGTTGAACAAATGTTTAAGAAAATTTTGGAAGCATTAAAAGCATGGAAGCCAAAATTACTTGAAAGCATTGACATCGCAAATATCACTGAAGAAGAAGTTCTTGGGATATTTGAGTCAGTCCTTTCAGAGGCAAAAGACAAAAAGTCTGAAAAAACAAAAGAATTGGAAACGCTTGTAGGAAAGATTAAGGATAAGAAATATGATGAAGCTGAGCAGCTTTTAAATGCTATTATAAAGGTAAAAGAAATGACAGACGAAGAATTAATGCAACTGCCTGATGAGAAATGTACGCCAGAGCAACTGAAAAAGAAACAGGAATTATTAAAAGCAAAACAAGACACTGAAACAGCCCAAGAAGCAAAAAAGAAACAGGATGAAGCAGACAAGAAGAACAAAGATCTTGAAGCCAAGATGGCTGACATTGACAAAAAAATGAAGCAGAGAGAGTGCAAAGAAATGCTTGAATTAGCATTATCTGAAGCCAATTTGCCTGAACCGGTAAAACACAAAATCCGCAATTCTTTCGAGACGAAAATCTTTCAAGAAGCTGATTTGAAAGAATCAATTAAAATCGAGCAAGAAACTCTTGCAAAACTGGTAGAAAGCGGTGCAACGATTGATCTTGGTGATGGCGGGAGTGGTGCTTTTGTTGAAAATGAACCAATCACGAGATTGCAGGCATCGATGGATTTAATGCTAGGCCATGTTCCAGTAGAAGCAGAAAAGGATAAGTATAAAGACATTGATGGATTCACTTCGTTAAGAGAGGCTTATGTTGTTTATACCGACGATCCGGGTATTAGCGGCCGGCTAGGGCCAAAAGCAATGGCACGATTACAGGAAGCAACGGAAGCAGATTTCTCTTACGCATTGGGTTTTTCAATGCAGCGCCGCATGATTCCTGAATATAAAAAGATAGATCCTCTTTGGGAAAAAATAGGTATTAAAGTACCTATTAAAGATTTTAAACTCCAAGAGAGGATTCGTTGGGGTGGATTCGGTGTTCTTCCAACTGTGCAAGCAGCACGGACTGTTGCTGGGACTCCTATTGATTCGGCTACGCCGACATATCCAGAACTCGGCTTCCCAACGGATGAAGAGGCCACCTATGCAGTGATGACGAAAGGTGGTATGATTACAGTAACCAGAAGAATGATTATCGATGATGACCTGAAGGTATTAACTGGTATCCCGGGTAAAGTCGGTAAGGCAGCAGCATATACATTGAATCAGTTCGTATTCGATTTGATGTTAGGCTATAATGCGTCTGGTATCAATGCTGCGACGATTTATGATGGTATAGCACCTTATGCAACGGTACATAAAAATTATCAAACTACTGCGCTTGGCTATGATAACCTCAGTTCTTTGCTTGATAAAATGTACTTCCAATGTGAATGGGGTTATAAGTCTGACGTAGCAACGCAGCTAGAAGCAGCAGGAACTTCTTTAGTTATTACCGCAGGCGGGGCCGCATATTTTAAAGCAGGCGATTTGATTTGGATGGATGGCGAAATTGCCAGAGTGGATGCTTCTGATGGTTCAGCCACTTTGACGATTGCACGCGGTATGTATGGCACTACTGATGCGCAGCATATAGTCGGTGTTGATGTTCGTAAGGTAACACAGATTATTGCATTGCAGAATCCTACCCTTTGGGTGCCTCGATCCCTTCGTGGTACAGCACTTCAACTAAAAGATTCTGAGTTCAATCCAGAAGGCGCAGAGCGCGCAGTCAATACTATCCGTGATTCGTTCGATGTCCAAGTAAGCCCTTACTTAAGGGGTGATGAGAATAATTACTATCTTTCAGCATTACCGAAAGATATCGAAGGCCTTGAAATAGGTTTTCTTAATGGACGAGAAGAGCCTGAGATTCTTGTGCAGGATCAACCGACTGTCGGAAACGTGTTTACGTACGATACGATTCGCTATAAGGTACGTCACGAATACGGCGGAGCGGTTATTGATTTCAGAGCTTTTGCAGCAAGTATAGTTTCCGGAGTGTAAGCCTAATTAATGGCGATGGCCCCGCGCCATAACGGCGCGGGGTACAGCTTATTAAGCCGAAAAATGCTTAAGATTAAGGAGGAAAGATGGCAAAATATTCAAGACAAAAATATTTTATCGCAGAGCAACGAGGAACAGCAAAAACTATTGCGGCCAATACAACATTGACTGCGGATGATATTAATGCCCAAGGGTCTAGTTTTATCATAATCAATGGTGCTTATACATTGACGCTTCCGGCAGCTGAAGTTTCCCTGACTGGTGTTAGTGTATTAGTTCATGGTAATAATGCATCTAGTAAAGTCGCTGTAGTTGCTGGTTTTGGTGGTGGTGGTGCTAGTTATGATACAGTAACTATAGGAGCTTATAATGCAGTAAAGGTTTGGTGTGATGGCTCTTATTGGTATGCATTATCTGAAGCTGTCACCTCTTCTTAATGGCAATGGCTGAAAAGCACAGCTGTTAAGTTGAAAAATACTTAACGTTAAGGAGGTTGGTTAATGGCAAAAAAGATTCGCTATAAATATTTTGTTGCACAACGTCGCGGAGGTTCATCGCTTTCTAAATCATCAGATTATTCTCTGACAGAAGAAGATATACTTCGATATGGCTATTCATTTATTGTCCTCAGTACAAATGCTACATTAACACTCCCTGCCGCTTCAGCAGCATTAAAAGGCGTAAGCATTTATGTCCATGTCACCGATAGAGGGAATGTATTTGTTTCCGGCGGTTTTGGCGGCGGCGGTGCTAGTTATGACACTGTAGTCTTGTATCATTATGATACATGTGATTTTTGGTGTGATGGGTCATATTGGTATGCAGTTAGCGTAAGTGTAACTGGCGCTACATCAAGTTCATCCAGCTCTTGTAGGTCGAGCAGCAGCTCAAGCAGCTCATGCCGTTCAAGCAGCAGCTCATGCCGTTCAAGCAGCAGCTCCAGTATTTCAAGCAGCAGCTCCAGTATTTCAAGCAGCTCATCGAGTTCAAGCAGCTCATGCCGTTCAAGCAGCTCATCGAGCTCAAGTAGTTCTTGCAGGTCTAGTAGTTCCAGCTCAAGTAGCTGTAGAAGTTCATCAAGCTCAAGTAGTTCATTAAGCTCAAGCAGCTCAAGTCGTTCATCGAGCTCAAGCAGTTCAAGTTGCAGAAGCAGTTCAAGCAGTTCAAGTACTAAGTAAGGAGAATAAATGTCAGCACCTACTTACCGATGTCCGTTTAAAAATAACGTTGGGAATGGGATAACTTGTGAAGGAATTCTTTGCGGTGCATATAACTTCAGAAAAGAGGATTGCAATATCATTATGACGTACCGCAAGAAGGTAATTTTGATTGGAACTTCAGCAATCAAAGATGGCTTAACAGATTATTCCAGTTCAAGCAGTTCTAGCTCATCGTCATGCCGTTCATCGTCATCAAGTTCTTCGAGCTCTAGTTCTTCTTCTAAGTCAGTATCTTCATCGAGTTCGAGTTCTTCTAGTTCCAGCACTAAGTAAGGAGATGATATATGCCGATGACGAAAGAGGACTATCTTACTAGATTAGAGACTGCGTTACAAGATACAGCAGAAAAATTACAGCCTGATGATAAATCTCGTTTGTTATCTCAGGCTGTATTAATTTATGCGAAAGATAGGCCTCTTGAAATAGTCCATGAGATAACCGGCGATGGTACTTCTTACGATTTTGCAATGCCTTCATCTTGGATTGATGGATTTTCGAATATTATTGGTAAGATAGAATATCCTGCGGATGATTATCAAAATCCAACTTATATTGAAGATGATGAGTGGGTGTTCTTTAGAAAATTAGTAACGACTGTTACGACAAAATATATACGTTTTACTACGTTTATTCCATCTCTCAATAAAAAAGCGCGTTTAATCTATACAGTACCTCATACTTTAAATGATACAACGAATACGATAATTGATAATGACATAGAGGCAGTTGTAACACTTACTGCTGCTCTTTGTTTCTGGGCTCTTGCGGCACAATTCGCGCAAACGACAGATCCTTCTATTGATGCGGATGTCATTGACTACCAGCGCAAATCCGATATTTATACTGCCTTGGCCAAAGAAAAACTTGCAATATATAATTCTCTTATGGGCATAGGCAAGGAAGCGGAAGGCGCCGCAGCGGCGTCTGCTGGTGTTGTATTGAAGGATTTCGACGTTTCATATCCTTGGGGTGAAGATTACCTCACTCATCCCATAAGGCAGCGCTAACCTACCCCTGAACAAAGAGATTTGGAGATAAGGCGGAGATAGAAATCATCATTCCTACGTTTCTATCCTTCTGTCTTAAATATCAATGAGCTTAAGTATTATCAGGGCAAAAATCAAGACTAAGATAGAGGTTGTTATTACCTCGAGCTTAGGGACTGTTTATGATTATAAACGGTATTGTAATGATCTATCGACATATCGATACCTATTTGTCCGCAGCAATAAAGTCAATACGTGGGAGATAGAAAGAGAATCTTTTACAAGAGTTGAACATGGTGGCTCTGGCGGTATAGAAGTTCCTACTCATAATTTTATCATACGCGGTTTTTATGCTTTAGATGATAATCTTGGAAGTGATAAAGTGTTTCAAGATAGCTATGTCGAACCAATAGTGCAGCAATTTATGAATAACCCAACACTTGACGGAGTTTGTGATATAATTAACATGCCGGTGACTGGCACAATAACAATGGTAAAATTTGGCGGCGTTCTCTGCCATATGGCAGAAATAAAAATTTCTATAGTTGAACGAAGAATATTTTAATAATGGATTATCAATTTAGAAAAGAATATTATAAGCAATATCGAAAAAAGAATTTTGAGTATTTAAAAGAATATTCTAAACAATATCATCAAAAAAATAAAGAGAGAATAAAAAATTATTACAAACAGTATTACCACCAAAAAAGAGAAAAATATAAATTATATAAAGAAGAATACAATAGACTTCACCCCAACTATGATAAGCAATACTATCTTAAAAATAGAGAAAGACATTTTATGATTATGAAACAATATCGTTTTAAAAATAAAGATAAAATAGCTGCCATTAAAAAACTTTGGTATTTTAAAAATATAGATAAAATAAAAAAAAGACGTTTAGAAAATCAGGAAAAAATTAAAGAATATAATAAAAAATATTATCAAAAAAATAAAGAAAAAGAGAATGAGAAATGCAGAAATTGGTATTTTAAAAATGGAAAAGATTATAATGTAATTCGACAAAAAAGAAAGTTTGAAAAAGGAATAACTAAAAAAATTTTACTTCCGTATAATGGAAGATCTAAATTAAAAGGATATGAAAAGATATTTAAACAAAGATATAAATATCTTAAAAGAAATGCAGGAGATTTATCAATTAAACGCATCCAGCAAGTCTATGAAGATAATATTAAATTCTATGGAACATTAACTTGTTATCTTTGTTTGAAGCCTATTGAATTCAGACAAGACAGTTTAGAACATAAAATTCCTTTGTCAAGGGGTGGAACTAACAAAAAAGAAAATTTAGCAATAGCACATAATAGTTGTAATTCTTCTAAGGGTAAAAAAACAGAAGAAGAATATAGAAAATATGAAAGGAGTTTAAAAATATCATGTCACCAAAAATAACTCGTATAGCACAATTAGCTGGAAAAGTAGAAAGCGTCAGCGGCACCGCTGAGACATTGACGGCAACGGAAGCAACGATATTGGCATATGATCCAGTAATGAATTTAATCCCTGAACAGTTTAAGCGTAATCCCGTAGTCAAGCATATGTCAAGGTTTGCATCAGAGCCCGGCGCACGGAAAATGGAATTGACTTTCAAGGCAGAACTAATGGGGCCTCTTTCGGCTGCAAAAGGGGTTACACTTCCGATAACGCCGTTTATCAGGATATGCGGTTTTTCAGAAGCACTCTCTGTCGGTGTCAGTAATATTTACGTACCTCTATCAAGCAGCTTCGTTACCGCGTCAATAGCGAAGTATGAAGATGGCTTCAGGAAAACAATGTTAGGTTGCGCCGGAAATGTTAAATTCCAAATGAAAGTTGGCGAACCTTTAATGTGTGAGTTCAATGTTCAAGGAAAATACTCAGAGCATAGCGACCAAACGATGTTATCGCCAACATACCCTGCTCAAGTGCCGCTTATGTTTATGGGCGCATCAGTTACTATTTTAGGGTCAACATTGGTCATTGATAATCTTGAGATCGATATGCAGAACGAAATTGTGCTATCGCCGCTTCCTTCAGACGCAAGCGGGATTGATTACGCAAAAATCACCGGCAGAAATCCTCAGATGACATTTGATCCTGAGCTGGTAGAGAAATCAAGCCATGACTTTATGAGTAAATTGCTTTCGAGAAATACCGCTGCGGTGACAATAGTTATCGGAGACATCAATAGCAATAAAGTAACATTTTCTCTGCCAGCAGTCAGATATACAGGGCTTACGGAAGGAGACAGGTCAGGAATACGTATATTAAACGCGACATGCGAGATATGCAAGAATTCTGACGGGGGTAATGATGAATTAACTTTGACTATGGCATCTTCTTCGAGTTCATGTTCTAGTTCGAGTAGTTCATGCCGTTCAAGCAGTTCGAGTAGTTCGAGTAGTTCGAGTTCTGCATAATATGGGTGAATTTACGTTAACTATCGATATGGAGTTGTATATTCCTGACTTTGCTGATGCGAGTGTCCCATTGCAGGATATATCAGATGAGATCGCTGAAGACGCACGCAGGAATATACGATTGCAACGAAGCCCTGACGGAAAACCTTTTACGCCATTGTCAAAGCGGACAATCAGCAAAAAAGGTTTTAGCACCGCCTTAATAGAAAAAGGGATAATGCTTGGCGCAATACATTCGTATAAGGTCAGAAAAAATCTCATCGTTGTAGGAGTCATTGCACGGGGGAAGCCAACAAGAGATCTATTGGCTTTAATTCATCAGGAAATTGGCGTTCCAAGCAAGCAGGGAATGATTACTCGCCCATTCTTAGGCATATCAAAGAAAAGAGAAGAGTGGGCGAATAATAGAATGATACGTTGGTTTAATGAGCAGATACGTAATGCCAAAAAAACAAGTTATAGAGTAAAAAAGTAGAAAGGAGCTTTGGAAAAATGATAGATCCTTTAGCTATTGGGCTTACAATAGAATACATAGCACAAGAAGATAAAGATTCAGAAAATCCTACGGTGTGGTTAATCGGGGCACTTGATTCTTTTACGCAATCAAAATTGATAGGCTCATTCCTTGAAATGTCTACGGAAGACGGAAAACCGAAGATAGAAAAAAGTATTAAAACAGGAAGCCCTGATTTTGCCATTGTCAAATACGGGCTGAAAGGATTTAAGAATTTCGGCACTATCGAATTCAGATCAGAAAAAGTATCCGCTTTCGGCCAAGAATTTGAAGCTGTGCCTGATGATATATTGGGAAGAATTCCTTTATCGTTGATACACGAATTAGCGGGGATTATCTGGAAAGGCAATAACATAAACGAAGATATTAAAAAAAAATAGAACTTGCGGTTGAAGTCTCGAATCTAGGATTGAGCTGTAATAATTGTAATGAAACACTTAAAAAATTTAGAGGTTGTAATGATTCACCGGTTCAGCCATACCTAGTTGACGGAAAACCGTTAGACAGATGCCCTGCTAAGATAATACCCATAGAGGTAAAGGAATATATAAAATATTATGAGTATTATAAGAAAGGGCATTTACTTTTTTCGGGTGGCCTTATGAGGCAGCCAATGAAAATATTACAGATTTTTGAGATTTTTGAGACTGCTGAATTTGAAGCAGCAAAGAATAGACGTGAAGAGTTAAATAGTTTGTAAGGAGTTATCATGCCTGAAAGCAAGATTAAATTAGTTTCAGAATATGTCGACTTATCGAGCGAGAGGATAAAAGCATCATTCGAGAAATCAAAACAATCAGCAAATGAATTTGCGGCGGCTATTGAGAAAATGCGCAATAGTATGAAGCGCTCAATGAATGCAATACGCCAAGAAGTATCCGATTCGATGCAAACTACCGGCAAAACAACGGAAGAAGTGCGTATTCGCTTTTCTGCGTTAGATAAAACAATTAAAGATTTCCAGCTTACCTTCGGGCGCTTACGTAACATATTATTGCTTGTCGGATTTGCACAACGAATGTTGGTTCGGCCTGTTTTAGAAATAGTCAATGCTTATGCAAAACAGGAAGACGCCATAAACCGCCTCAATAATGCGTTGCGTGTCCAAGGTACTTATTCTTATAAGACAAGCGAAGATTTGATAAAAATGTCTGAAGCCTTTCAGGAAGTGACACGATATGGTGATGACGCGGTGCAGGAAGTAATGCAGCAATTACTTTCAACAGGAAATGTGTTACCTCATAATTTACAGCGTGCAACACAAGCAGTATTGGATTTTGCTACTGCTACCGGGCGTGATCTTCAAACTGCGACAATGCTTGTGGCGAAAGCATCTGAGGGTGCAACCGGTGAGTTGTCTCGTTATGGTATACGAATAGATAAAAATATTCCTATTGCCCAGCGCTATAATGCTGTATTGACTAAATTAGAAGAAAAATTTGGCGGCCGCGCTCAGGCAGATGTAAAGACTTATTCCGGGCAGATGGCCCAATTAGGGAATATTTTCAATGATGTGCAGGAAGGCATTGGTGGCTGGATATTAAAATTCATACATGCGGATGATATAATTTTCCCAATGTTGAAAAATTGGGCGCTTGAATGGAAAGCAATATCTGAAATGGGTAAAAAGCCACCTGATATTGTTGGTAGATTAGACGTGGACTTTATTGAAGTGGAAGCGAGAATAGCTCATTTGATGGATTTGTACCGTCAAATTAATGCCTATGAAGATCAGGCATACAAGAAAAAATTAGGCGATGAAATTAATTTATTGAAAGCACAACGTGGAAGATTAATAAATGCAATTAGTGGAATGAAAGAAAGAAGGATTGCTGAAGATGAAGAACGTAAAGCAACGGAAAAAAATCAACAGTTAGAACAAGAACACCTAAAAGAAATCGCTGACATAGAAGAAGCGTTGGCAAATTGGAAATCAAGCCAGACGCAAGTAGAGTTAGATGAATTAAATAGGCAGTATGAGGCATATAAAGATACCATAGATCAGAAATTAGGATACGACGAATATTACGCAGAACGAAAAAGAGAGTTAGAAAATAAATTAAGGAGCGAAAGTAAAAAATTAGGCGAACCGGTGCAATTCGATACCTATGTCCAGAGCTTAAAAGATGCTGTTGGCGAAGCTGCGATGTGGGATACATTAATGTATGAATACGCGACGGGGATGACTTCCGCTTTAGAAGATGGATTTTTTAAAGTTATTAGTGGTGATTTTGAATCATTAGGTGATGTCGTTGCTTCATTTGGTGAGCAAATGCTGAAGACATTATTACGTATAACTGCACAAATGATAACATTGAGCGCTCTTACTCTTCTTGGTTTTCCTGTAGGAGTTCATACCGGCGGTTATATGAGAAAAGGGATTGAATCAAGCTATGGATATGGAAGAAAAGAATTTCATGGCGGCGGTGAGGTTCCAGCGACGTTACTTGAAGGTGAAGGCGTATTGAACAAAAGAGCAATGTCAAATTTAGGCGTTGATAATCTAGACAGGTTGAATAGAGGAGAATCACCCGGCGCGGGAACGGTAATAAATAATTATTATATACAGACAATCGATGAGCGTTCATTCAGAGAACGATTGCAGCAACATGGCGATATCTATTCGGATGCCAGTGAACGCGGGATCAAAGATAACGCATCACTACGGACAACGTCAATGAGATTTGCATAAGGAGTTACTATGAGCTACGAGCATATATTAACTTTAACCCCTGAGTTTGGGCTTGAAGAAAAAGTATTTTTTAAAACGAATATAACTGAATCTGAAAGCGGCAAAGAATACAGGGATGCTTTATGGGATCATGGGCTGCGTGAATATAAACTTACGTGCAAGTTTCTCTCTCAGGCAGTTATGGATACGATATGGGATTTTTTTCTTGCGCGGAAAGGTGCTTATGATTATTTTTTGGTTAAAATATTGACTGAATATCAGGCTTCCGCCGAAGACGCAGGCGATGCCAATGGAGTTACCGCACAATTTTTATTGGATAATTTCCCTGTCGATACAGCAGCAAATCATTCCTGTACTGTTGGGGGTGTATCAAATTCAAATTACACCTTAAGCAATAATTTTGTTACCGAACAATCATTTATAACTTTTAGCTCTATACCTTCATCAGGGCAGATCCTCGTTTCTTATGAATATTATTTTAAAATGCGTTTCTCTGAAGATGAATTAACGCGGGAGTTAGCCGCATATCAACTGTTGCATACAGGGATGACTCTGAAAGAAGTTCGATGGAATACCTATAATCCGCCATTAGGTAATTCTAGCTCTTCAAGCTCATCATGCAGTTCCAGTTCTTCCAGTTCTGGCGCTTAGGAGGAAAACATTTATAACTTATCAGCCCTTTTATTATCAATTAAAAATCAACTGCAGCATAAGCCTGTTGAGATACATGATATTTATCTTGGCAGCCAGACTGCGGAAGATTCGAATACCCTGCATTTCGTCAATTTCTACCGCAACATAACTTTTTTTTCTTATTTTGCACAGGTCTCCCAATCATATACCGCTTTAGGCATAGCGCGAACTTCTGTAAAGAAAACGGCTAAAGGCGAGATTGACAGGGTAAGTTATCGAATTGACAATGTCAATAAAGCAATGGGTGCCTACGCAGCAGCGCATGACTTCCGCATGAAACGTGTCGTAACACGCCTTGTATTCAGGGATTATCTTAATTCTGCCGGAGATGCAAAGATAGTTTTTGACGGATATATACAATCAATTTCTTTCGAAGAAAAAAAAGGTACTTATACGGCCTCTGCGACATGTGTACCCTATCTAGGTTCGCTATCATTTGAAACCGGATGGCCATATCAGATTAACTGTAACGCAAAATTTGGTGATGCCTATTGCCAAGTTAATAAAGAATTATCAGCTAATAAAGTAACGGGTACAGTTACCGGCGGTACAAGTTCAACAGTAATCGATACAACAAATTTAACACAGGCTGATGATTATTGGAATGTAGGTACTATTGAATTTACTACAGGCAATAATACTGGAGCGCGGCGCAAGATCATTGATTTCAATCAAGCAGCCCGGACTTTATGGCTTGACTATGCTCTTGATAATCCGGTAGCTGTTGGTGACGCTTATACATTATATCGTGGCTGCGATAAACGCCTTATTACCTGCACTAATACCTATAATAACGCCATAAATTATCATGGATTCCATACCATACCTTTAGGCGAGAGTGAATGATATGAATATTAGAAAAGATATCAAAAATTCAGAAGTAATTGCACTTTATAAAAAAGGATATTCTTTAAATGAAATATCTAATAAATTTAATTGTTTAGCACCGACTATATTATATAGATTAAAAAAAGTAAAATATCCCTGTAGAACTATCAAACAAGAAGTTTCCTTAGCAAGAAAAAAAGGCAGAGGAATATATGAAAGAACAAATGAAATAAAAAATAAAATACGAAATTCTTTAATTGGTAAAGAACACACTGAAGAAACTAAGAAAAAAATGAGTAAAAGTCGTAAAGGACATATTACTTCTGATGAAACAAAACAAAAATTAAGTGTTGCTCATAAATGTAAAAAGTTTACAGAAGAACACAAAAAAAAGTTAAGTATTGTTCGTAGTAAATTAAAATTAATTGGAAATCGTGCTTCGGCTTGGAAAGGAGGAATTACTCCTCTTTATAATTTAATAAGGAATTTAGATGAATCAAAAAAATTGCGTAACCAGATTTTTCAAAGAGATAATTATACCTGTCAAGAATGTTTTGAACATGGTGGAATTTTACATGCACACCATAAAAAAGAATTCAGTTTACTCTTGCAAGAATTTTTACATACTTATTCTCAATTTAGCCCAATAGAAGATAAAGAAACTTTATTAAGATTATCACTTACTTATTTACCATTTTGGGATTTAAGTAATGGAAAAACATTATGTATAAAATGTCATAAAAAAACGGATAATTATTTATGGAAGAACAAAATCTTAATAAACTTATAGGCATACCCTTTAAAATAGGAGGCGACGATTTTACTGGTTGTGATTGCCGCGGCCTTTGTTATCTTTATCATAAATTTGTTCATGGCAAAGAATACACGCATACAGACAATGAAGCGATAATCGAGCGCCGCGATAAAGACAAAGACAATGAACGCATGCACAATGTCTTGAAAGAATTCACTATGCCTGTTGGTTTTGATGATCTTCGAGAAGGTGATGTTGTGCTTATGAAAAGTAAGAATCATGCAGGCGCACTTGGTATATGTTTTGATAATATGACCATATTATGCACTCATTCTTTAAATGGGTCCATGAGAGTCAAAAAAGAATCTATCAAGAATAATTTTATCAAAGGATACAGAATTGTTTAAAAAGATACTCACCATATTATCTTTAGCGTTTATTTTTTGGATATGTTTTCCTGCCAATGCCTTTTGCGAGCCTATCACTTTAACATTCTTTATTTTAGGCTATACCGTAGTCCTTTCTATATACCCTGCTGTTATTATCGCTGCGGTAGCTATAGGATATGCAATTTATTCGATGTGGAGCGACGACAGGACAAAAACGCCTGCCTCGCGTTACACAGCAGGAGAGATAACAAATACTCACTCGAATGAAGGGATAGTGCCCTTGGTTTACGGGGGGCCATTAATCATGGGTGGTAACTGGCTATGGTTATCAGAGCCCGGAACAACAGTCAATCGTTTTCTAGGGCTATGTATAGGTGAGATAGATAGTATCTATAATGTGCAACTTGATGAACAGGCTATTGAAGGTTTATCTGGATGCAGTTACACAGCATACTTAGGGACATCAACGCAAACACCCGACGCACGCGCGGCTGGCGCTGTCTCGGGGCTAAGGGATATTGCGTATCTGGCAATGACTATTACTAAGAGTGATGCGATTGGATCAAACCCTAAAGTTTCGTGTTACATCAAAGGCAGAAAAATTAAAACTTGGAATTCATCAACGCAGAGCTGGGATACTAATACAGTGGCATTTTCACGAAACCCCGCTGCCATAGTCAGAGATTATATGACATTGAGTACTGTTGTGGGTGGATGTGGTATGCCTACGGCATTAATTAATGATGCATCCTTTGGCAGTTGTTACGAATACTTTGAAGCCCAGACTGATAATGGCGCAGGCAGCATAGAAGCCCGTTTCTATCTTGATATATCTATTGACACAAAACATTCGGCAATAGATAACTTAATGAAAATGCTCATTACCTGTAATGCAGGATTAATAAGGAGCGGAGCACAGTATAAATTAGTGAGCGAAAAATATACCGATACATCGGTATTTAGTTTTACTAGAGATAATATTATCAAGGATACATTTTCATACGGCTATGGTAAACCGGAAGAGCTGCCGAACCATTTAGGCGTAGAATGGATATCGCCTTTGGAAATACGCAATGAAAAAAGAGTTGAATACGCAGAGGATGAAATAGATCAAGAAGTACGCGGAAAAAGAGACGAAATAATACAATGTCATGGCGTAACGCGCCAGACTCAAGCATCCCGGCTTGCCAATAAATTCCTTTATGAAAGAAAAATCAATGATATATGGTGCCAGCTTGATTGCAATATGGAGTCGATGGATCTCGAGCCTTATGATATTGCAACCGTCACTCATTCTATGCCGAATTGGACAAATGCAAAATTTAGGGTTATCTCAATAGAAGAAGTCGATTTTGGCAGAGCGCGTTTTATATTGCAGGCGTTTAACGCTTCTATTCTCGATGACCGTTTTGCGACGAATGTATTCGAGGATTGGAATTACGGCTCACCGCCAAATCCTTATACCGCAGTTACTGATGTTACTAATATTGTTTTATCAGAAGTTGGGTGGCTTAATACTGATGGCGTTCATATAGCACATATCGATGTTGCGTGGACAGCGCCGGCCAGCAAGAGAGAGTTTCTAAATGGTTATATCATCGAATTAAAAAAAGATACTGATGATTATATTATTGTTGGATCGGCTTCTTCATCTGCTACTGAATATAGAATAAATATTAATCTTGAGATCTCGAAAACATATTATGTAAGGATAAAAACGCAGTCAATAAATGATGTTATCTCTACCGGCACAACTTCAGGGGCAATTATCCTTGTAGGAAAAGATGATCCGCCATCGAATGTATCAAGCTTTATCGTTCAGAAATATCGTGATGTTATTGTCTGTAAATGGATAGAAGTAACTGATGTCGATGTCAATAAGTATGAAATTAGAAAAGGTGCTGACTGGAATTCGGCCGGTATAGTTGCGACACCTGTATTCGGCGGCGAGGTAGAATTAAAAGATATAAAAGTAGGAACAAGCCAGTCATATTGGATAAAGGCAATAGATAATTCAGGAAATTATTCGACGGCGGCTACTGAGGCAATAATCACCATAGGCAATATTCCCTTCCAGAATATTATTGAAACATATAATGAACACACGAATTGGCTCGATAATTCCAATATTTATTATGTGTCGAATGAAGACGCTGATTATGATCTACGCACGGTAACGCTTGATTATGAACGCCTTGCTCAATCTTTTACGCCGGGAAGTGCTAAAACTATTCAGCAGGTAGTATTGAAATTAGCCGAAGTTGGACAGATATTTTCTTCTAGTTCCAGTAGTTCATCAAGTTCCAGCAGTTCCTGCCGTTCATCAAGTTCCAGCAGCTCCAGCAGTTCATGTCGTTCATCAAGCTCAAGCAGTTCAAGTTGCTCATCAAGCTCTAGCAGCTCATGCCGTTCTTCAAGTTCAAGCAGTTCATGCCGTTCAAGCAGCTCATCAAGTTCAAGCAGCTCTTGTCGCTCATCAAGTTCCAGTAGTTCAAGCAGCAAAGCAAGCTCAAGTAGCTCTTGCCGTTCATCAAGCTCAAGCAGTTCAAGCAGCTCTTGCCGTTCATCAAGCTCAAGCAGTTCAAGCAGCTCTTGCCGTTCATCAAGTTCCAGCAGTTCCAGCAGCTCTTGCCGTTCATCAAGTTCCAGCAGTTCAAGTTGTAGAAGCAGCTCTAGTAGCTCAAAAAGTTCCAGCAGCTCAAGCAGCTCAAGCAGTTCTAGCCGTGCCTCAAGCTCAAGCAGCTCCAGCAGCTCACAAAGCTCAAGCAGCTCCAGCAGCTCACGAAGTATTTCAAGTTCAAGTTCTTCCTCGAGTTCAAGCTCATTGGCAGGAACAAATGCAATATGGGTAACGATTGAAGGTGATAATGCAGGAGCGCCGAATGGGACTCCAGTTACAAATGGCACTTCCTATTATGTAATGCCAAGTATTATTGGGACAACATTCCGCTGGATACGATTTACATTTCCGGGCAATATCTCGCTTTCGGCAAGCACGAAATATTGGATAGTTTTGCGCGGCGGATATACGAAAAGCAATACTATTTATGTGGCATGGAAATGCGATGACACATCGGCGACTTTTGCCGATGGCAATATCGCTTATTATGTCAACGGCGCAACAAACGCATGGACAGCGGTAGCAAATTCAGATTTTATGTTCCGCGTCTTAGAAGCGACAGCAGGAGCTAATTACTTTATTGACGGGGCTAATTTATCGTTTGAATCAGGGCAGTTATCATATACCTATTATACAAGTGTCAAAGATTTGGGGTATATTTGCGATGCGCGGGTAATGATACAAGATATTATCACCTTAGCCCAAAGTTTAGCATGGGATTCTGATCCAACGCGCAAATTTGATGATAGCCAAACATTACGTTTTACCGGTGAAGAATATCCGGCTGATGTTACATTTCAGATAAGAACTTCAGATGATAATACGACATGGAGTTCATGGAGTGATTGGATTGTCGCTGATTATACCGGCAGGTATTTCCAGATTAAAATGACCATAACAAGAGTTTCTGCTACTTTAAATTTGACATTATCTTCTTTAATTATTACCGCTGATCTGCCGGATGTCGATGAAACGCAAGATTATACTATTTCTGTTGCGGCCAACGGAGCGGCGATAACATTCGCTAAAACATACCATGAGATACCATCAGTTAATGTTGATATATTGAGCGGTTCAGGTATTGTGCATATATTCAGCGTAGCGCCATCAATAACTGGATGCACTATTAAACATCTTGCCCTTGCCGGCACTGAACAAACAGGAAACGGAAGAATACATGTACATGGAATCTAAGGAGGTTTTATGAAAACTATAATACCATTAAAACTTATAATTGACCTTGATGAAAATGGTTCTTATAAAAATGCTGTTTTAGTGTATAATGTAAGATATGAGTCAGGCACCGTTTCAAATAAGACATATACTATTTCAATCAACACTAAAATCAATATCCCCTCAATGAATACGTTACTCGATGAAGGTAAAACATTCGCTCAAGAGCAAGAGCAGAAAACAAAACAGGAGGAATAAATGGAAACAGATTTTAACGTTGTTATTTGCGACAGGTGCAAAAAACCAATAACCGTTGTCAGCTATATCCGCGTCAGCGGCGCTGTAATACTGCAAGAATATTTTGAACCGATACCACCATTATACCGTTGTAAGGAACACGCTGAAAATTATGCGAAATTCCTTTCTTTACACGATGATTGCTGGATGGCAACGCTTACGGATCATGGCGTAAAGATTAATGACATGACGGAAATACTCGCGCGGATGAGAAAAGAAGTGGAAGATAAAAATAAGGAAGTGGAGGTAAAATAATATGGCATGGGATCCGACTGTTCCGACTAATTCGGGACTTTTAATAAATGCGCCTCAGCAGATACGAGATAACTGGACAGCCATAGCGCTTGGCACTGACAGCGCTTTACAGATAACAAATGCTAAAATTGCTTCTAGCGCTGCGATAGCCGATAGCAAATTAGCAACAATATCTACTGCCGGTAAAGTCTTAGGCTCAGCATTAAATACATTAAGCGGCGTTCCTTCCGGCGCGGGGCAGCTTCCTTTGGATAACATCCCAACAAACCTAACGGGAAAAAATGCAGATCAACTAGACTCGCAGGAAGGCAGTTATTATCTTGCATTAGGAAATGCCACAGGAACATTAGCAGTAGCAAAAGGCGGCTTAGGTGCTGATTTTTCGGCACAAGCTTGGGGCAGTATACTATACTTTTCCGCGACAGGAGTAATTTCTGCTTTAGCCGCTGGCACTTCTGGCCAATTCCTAAAGACACAAGGTGCTGGTGCTAATCCTACGTGGGGTAGTGCTGGAACTTCTCAAATGTTTCTTTCTACTGGGACTTTTACTGCTCCAACAGGAGTAACTAAAGTAATGGTTACTGTATGTGGTGGTGGAGGCGGTGGTGGAGGAACAACAAATAATAATAGAAGCGGTGGAGGTGGAGCAGGGGCTCATGTCGAAAGAGTTGGAGTAGATGTTGTTGCTGGTAATAATTATACAGTTACTGTAGGAGCTGGTGGAGCTGGTGGAGTTGGTGCTGCGGATGGAGTAGATGGTGGGGTGAGTAGTTTTGCTGGTGCAAGTTATACTATTTCTGTTAATGGTGGTGGAAAAGGATTATATATGTCGTCGGGGGGAGCAGGTGGAGCAGCAACTGGTTCTGCAACGATAAACGGAAGTACTGGAACAGGAGGAGGACCTAATTCTTTGAGCACCGCTGGTGGTAGTGGAGCTACGGGTGGTGGTGGTGCTGGAACTGGTGGTGGTGGTGGTGGAAATAAATTTGGCAAAGGTGGAAATGGGGGTGTAGGTCTACCTACTGGAGAAAATGGAAGTCCAGGTGTTGGTTTTGGGGCGGGTGGTGGTGGTGCAGGTAGCAATACAGCTGATTTTAATGGTGGTGCGGGAACGTCAGGTTTCGTTTTGGTAGAGTATTAAACTATGTTCCCAAAACTTCTCATCCTTTTTCTTTGTATTGAATTATGGCGTCAAGGTGGCAATAAATATGCTTGGTTACGAGATACTTTGATACCAATAATTCTTGGCGGGTATATCGTATTTCGAGGACATCCCTTTCTTGGAATTTTTAGTATTGGATGTTATCAGATAATTAAAATCGGATACGGCATACCTTCGGAAGATGAAAAAGGTAGCCTACTTGCTCGATTGTGCTATAAAATTGGAATTAAATCCTCGTGGATTATACGTGGTCTTGCTGGTGCATTGTATGGTTTAATTGGCGCTTCTTTGATCCTATCAGTAATTGGATTTTGGAAGTATCTTTTGTATGTTGTAATTAACTTTGGATTAAATGCTATTGGTGAATACAAGCATTGGAATGTTAAGATTGTAGAGAGATTGGTGGGGTTAGGTGTAGGAAGTTTGGTCTTCTTTATTTAAAAGGAGGTATATGATGAGACATGCCGGTAAAAAAGGAATAGTAGAAGCAACTGTTATCTTGTTTATTGTTGCTGCTTTTCTTGGGGGTGTTTTGTTATGGAAACCTGCAACAAGTATGTTGGGAATTAGCAACACACCACGAAAGATTAAACAGTCGATGATAAAGAAAGAAGAAAGTAAGCCAGTTCTTTATTATACCGATGAGAAAGGTAATAAATATGTTGCGTATGCTACAAAGAGCGAAGAGTCTTCTTTAGATAGTAGTGAAGAGCCGAAGTTAACGTTATGGCAGAAGATTAAGAATCTCGGCGTATTCGGGATGTTGTTAGTGTTCGTAGGATTAGCATGGCCGCCTCTTGGCGGTATTCTTTTGATTGTTTGGAAAAGAGTTTCAGGAACGCTTAAGAAAGCAGTTGAAAATGCTAATAGTCAATTACAAAATGTTCAAGAGGAGAAGGATGAGCTTTCCGCAGATGCTAAAAAGATAGTATTAGGGATTGATGAGGGCTTGGCTGCTTTTGATTCAGCAATAGCTTCTGCAAAAGGAACTGCTGATGCTGCTCAGCAATCATTAACTCTTTCTTCAGGCATAATCGATCTCCAAGCCCGGGCAGCTTCTTTAGAAACAGCGCAACACGCCTACACCGTAGCACAATCAGTTGCTTCCGCGATTATAGCTCTCAAAAAAGATTTTATGACTGCTATGTCGAGAAAACAAGATTCGACAACGAAGAAGTTGGTAGCAGAATTAAAGAATGATTAAAAGAAAGGAAATAACTTATGTCTCCTGAAGAACATAAATGCACACAAGAAAAAACATTGGGAGAATTAGTAGAAGCGAATAAAAACTTCAAAGAGTTCATGCATGACATAAAAGATAACCATCTAAAAAGCATCTATACAAAACTAGAAATTATCGCTGATAAAATGTCTTCCCGAAGGCCGTCATGGAGTGTCCTTTGGATCATCACGACATTAACTACCATATGCGGTATTTTAATAACTGAGTTTATTATGAGGAAATAATATGGAGATAAACGAAATATCTTTCGATATACAGTTAGAAATTTTTGAGAAAATATTAATGCGGATAGTAGAAAATCCGTCGTCAAGGTGGAATATAAAAAGAATTATTGACTCAAGGGATAGAGTTGATTTTGCTGAACTCGATCTGAAATTAAGAAAACTTGAGCTAGAAATTATAAAAAAAGGAGGCAATGATGATTAATAAACTAAAAGCATGGGTGACCGTATTTCTGCCGACGATCTTAGGGATCGCGGAAGCGGTGTTAAAGCTTTTGAAAGAAACGTTGACGCTTATCGCGGACATTCTATTTCCGGTGATCCCGATTGAGAAATTCAAGCAGGTTGTAAATTCACTGCGCGCATTAATCAATAAAGCTTATGAATGGCTATCGAACGCAAAAGATGCGGTGCTGAAAAAGATAGGGCTGTTATAAGGAAGAAAAAGGCGCTATGGCAAATGCCACGGCGCCTTCTAATTTAATCATTCGTACACGCCCAGATCAATGCGATAAGCCATCCCAATACAGTCCAGCCAAAAACTAAATTCAAAATACAAATAGCAGTTTGTTGTTTATGTTTCTTATGCGATGCCACTATCGCAGGAATAAAATAAACAAGTATAAGTGAAATCGAAACTGCGATTACGTACATTGTATCCATTTACATCACCTCCTGACTTTGTTTTTGAGCTTTTTTTAAAGCGTATCCGATATCCCGCCAGTACGTAGTCTTTGAATAATTTAATTCCCGTCGAGCAATCTCGGTAACTTCGATATTATCTATTCCAACGCTATCAATCAATGTTTTATGCCTTTCGATAAAATCAAGCTTCTCTTGTTTCGTGATTCTCACTCTTTTTTTTGGCATTAGTGCCTCCTTTTTTTCTGAATTCATCGGCGAACGGGCAATCAGCGAAGTGCGCGAAAAATTCTCCTGTTGTTTCATCTTGTTTTAGAGGAATTCTTTTCTCATTTTTAGTAACCCCCCAGAATATAAGATCACCACATCCATCACATTTATCAATTTTGCCGGTATCGATATTAACGATAGCGCCGCCTTTTAATGTAATCTGTTTAAACATATATCCTCATTTCCTTATAGTACATAGTATATATATTAATAATATAGATATAATAAATAACATAACTACAATAGGTAATGATATATCATTGCAATTTAGATTAATCATGTTTTATTTCTATGCCTCCCTTATATTGCTTTTCTTTTCTCAGTTGCGCTACTTTGTTCGAGAATGAATCAATGCGTTGTTTTTTCTTTCTTTTGTTGTCAATGATATTGGCGATTATGTAGCCAAGATACAGGCCGGCAAGGATGAGAATGATATGGAAGAACATTACTGAATCCTTTCTGTAAAGCCCAAGGATAAAAGAAGTTCTAAAGTATGCCTTTTAGATTCTATGATATGAATTCTTACGGAAGTCGTTGGATTGTATATTCTTATGTTATGAAAAATAGCATGTGAACAGTTTTCTAACGTGGCTACCGGTCGTTTTAGGGGTGTGAACTCGAATTTGGGGCACGGGGACGCCGTTATTGGCATATTGCGGGTCAACATCGACTTGATGAGGTATTGCCAAGTTGTTTCCTTCTTTCTTTCTTTGCGCATTTCAAGCAAATATACCCTATAATCCGGTCATCCACACTGCCGTCCTTATTTGTTGCTTTCTCGCGGATCGTTAATGGAAAATACCTACTCGTTGCTGAATGGTATTCTTTACATATCCGGCACGTAATTTTTGGTCTCATTTTTCCTTTCTCATTCTTCAATAGCGATAACTGTTCCGCTGAATACTTTCAATGCTTTTTGAACGATTTCTTCCTGTATTACTTTCTTATGTAAATAGATAGAAGAAAATTTTTTCTTTTCCTCTTTAGTAAGCGCATCCCATGCGCTGTCAAGCGGCTTTTCGAATCGTTCCGTGAAATTCAGTTTTATCTTAGCCCAGCGCTTAGGATCATTCCTTAATCCCTCATTCTTATTGCTTATATATTTGAGGGCCTTGGTGAACCGTTCGTGTGCTGCTTTAAAATTGTCAATGTTATTATCCATATATTATATGTACCTTTGTTTAAAACTTTTTTAAGTTCTTTATCGTAACGCGATACCGAGAAAAAAACTGAAACAAAAAAGTGCTATCGCGTTACGGTTTTGGCGTTTTTTGCCATTTTTGCGTAACGGTTTAGGCTGTTTTCGTGCTCTTTTTTGTCGTAACTCATTGTGGCACTAAGCCGTATCGGTTTATTTTTGCTTTTTTTTTCCATAACCCATTGGTAACAAACAAACATTATAATAAAACACTAAACCGATACGACCAGTGCCGTCAAGCACATGAGAGATTTATTTTTTAAAAAATAAAAATGAAAAATAAAAATTAAACATACATATGCTTGCCGTGTGGTAGCGTATCGGTTTACGGTTTTTTGACGCAACTCGTTGTTATCATTAAAGTAATATGAAAGCTCGTCGAGGATTTTCATAATTATTTGTCAGCCAACAACTTATGTAATTTTATAAACCGTTACGCGCCTCCGTACCAGTTTATATCGGTTTGTCTTATATTGTAACCATTTGTAATTAATATACATAGAAAAAAATGTCAAAAAAAAGGTTGTTTTAATAAAAAAATCACAATAATTTAAATACTGACAAGTTATTTCTTCCACCATGTGCCTCATTGGAATATCGAATTTTATTAAGTTTTATGAGTTTAAGGATATGTTTTTTGACTCTCTCATATTTCCATTCAGTAAGATCTACTATATTCTTATATTGAAAATAATTGATGTTTGATTCTTTTATTTTTTGGTAAAGTTGTCTCGCTGTTTTATTTTTTATAGTTTTTTCTACATCCTTCGTTGGTTCTTTTTTTTGTCGGGATTTTTTAAGATTAAGATATTCGTCTAAAGTATATCTATACTTACCACAACAAATTTTATGGTAATGGTTTTCGCAATAACTTTTTGCATAATGTTTGCTTTGGCAAGAAGGAACTGAACAACGAATAAAAGGTTTTTTGAAAGCAATAACTATATCGTATGGCATTTTTTACTCCAATAAGCCCTCAGGGGCGCTTGCTTCTTTAGGATCGATCGAGTGCCCTGACACCGGATTATAAAACAAAGATTTTTCGCAAGGGTATTTATCATACAAGGTTTCTACTGCCGGAAGGAAACCAAGAGAATCACTTGACCATTCAAGTCCTTGCTGCGATATTTTAAATATCGAAGCCTTGCCTCGGCCACCGATTCCATGTTCCGAATAATCGACCATAGCGGATCGTAATAACGCATACATCCACTTCTTTACTTTTTCTACTTTCCAGTCCAAGAAATCTGCTACATCCTTGTATTTAAACGTAAATTCTCCTGCGGGGTTTTCCGGATTCCATTTTTCACCCATATTTTTAATCGCTTTCCACATTTCCTCTGCTGAGGGGCCTATCTCATAGATAGTGTACGTTAATATAGATTCAGCGACTACTTTTGCGATATAATAATCAGCTAATGTCGATACTAAATTGATACCACCATTTTCTGTTTTCTTTTGTTCTCTATGGAATTGGTGCAATATGGTAATGACTGATATAAGAATCCTGAAACGTTCACGATCCCTGCGTATGCGTACCGGCTTATCTGGAAATGCGGAAAATACTTCTTTAGCATAGGGTATGATTACTTTAAAATCAGGATTAAGTAAGCGCTGTACATTCTTCCATAAATTCAATTCTTTCTCATCGATTATGAAATCTTCTCCTTCAGCTTTTCGGATGGTGATAGCTCCTATTGCAGTTGTTAATTGTGGTGAGTCATCGCTGAATATCGAGAAATTCCGAGTTTCATTTTCATCGAACATATGTGCTTTCGTTGTGGTAATGAGGAATCCAACAGGGCCTTTGACTCGCTTTGTTACTGTTTCCATATCACCGGTAACAGGGTCTTTTATCGGCATCATCAAGACGAGATCGCCTTCACTTTGCGCGGTGCGGATAGAATAATCTGCGCTCTCACTACCGGGCAATTCGTTAATGTAAATAATTCGATGTTGCATCCCATCTTCCTGAAGATGAAAGAAAGCATTTTGAGTAGCTCTTGTAATAAAATGGTATCCTTCTTCCGGAATAAGTTTTTGGATATTTTGACAGGCGAATGATTTCCCGCTTGATGTTTCTCCTTTTACGGTTATTGATAGAGGATCTCTTAATATCCTTGATGTATAACATAAATACACCATAAGCCTTACCGTCTCTTCGCCAACTACACCCATTCGGTTGGTAATATTAATAACGCGGTACAATAGATCGTGGGTATCAGAAAGAAATTTAATCGCTTCATTTTTTTCTCCTTCCGTCATAATGTATAATTGCTTCGGGGCTGTTAACTTATCGTGTTCTTCTTTTTCTATCTGTTTTTTAGTAAGGTCTTCAATGGTGATTAAATCCATATCTATTTCTTTATCATCAGAGATCTTGACGAAGCGGCTCCGGTGAGAGGCCATGTTTAAGTTGATAATGTCTTTAAACAAAATCTTTTCGTCTCTTGACAGCGTCAATGATACTTTGAATTTTCCTGCTTTCGTAAATTCAAAATTAGATAACCTGTATTCATAATTTTTCTTCCTGAATACCATGACTTCAGTATCACGGAATATCATTGTAATGATGCCCTGTTCGATTTTTTCCTTGCGTCGTTGTGATTGTATGATAGGGCATGCTTCCTTGCTGCAATACGTGGCAATGATACCGTCATCGCATCCATAACTTTTGTAATTGTTTTTAAAAACAGATTCGATGATATTCAATATTTCTTTTTTCGGCAGCGGATCATGGTTCTTTAAATTCCAGTTATTGATTAATGTTTCAATATCATCTCGAGGAATGCTGCGTTCTTTCAAGAAAATGCAGAGCCGAAAACATGCTTCATTGCGGTGGCCTTTTGCTACGCCTTTTTTAATTTTCTCTATACAGGGTAAAAGCTTACTAGATATTTTTATTTCACTTGCCGGCGTTTCTTGAAGAAAAATCTTTTTACGTTCAAGATTGTTTAATTGTATCATTTCTTCAAGGCCAGAAACTTTTGTATATTCTATCTTTTGTAAATCTTTTATATCATCTATAATGATATTATTTTTTTCATCAACAAAAACAGTCTTACCACTTTTTGCATCACCACCAAACAACGGTAAGAATATAAAATTCCCAAACTGATTTTCTCCCACCTCGTCTTGCTTCGGGAATACTTCACAGGTAATTTCTAATTCACTAAGAATCATTTCAAAAACGAGACGCGGCTTAACTGCTTCTATTGGCTTATCAAAGAACGACCAGCAATGAAAACCTTTGCTTTTACTGCGTTCCAAAAATACTTTTATTTTAAAATTCTCTGCGCGTTTCTTTATTGAAAGTGCTTGGTTAAAATCATCAATATCTATATCGCAACTAAGCCACTGCGTGAATTTCTTATCGAAGATCGGATATACGCCGATACGCCGTATTCCTTCAAGATGTTGCTGATATGTCTCTGGAGTAAGAGATTCCTTCAAACACATTTGGTTCACTCCATAAGAATCTTTTCTCCCAGAGAATAATTGCATAAACAATTTCAAATTTTTCATATAATATCCTTCTAGATAAAAAATAGCGGGGACTGGACTCGAACCAGCGATCTTCTGCGTATGAAGCAGACGTGTTGGCCGCTACACCACCCCGCAATTTTGTTATTCCGTTGGTTGTTCTTTGACAGTGGTCTCTTCTTCGAGATCAACAGAGATGTCTTTCTTACGGCGATACCATTCATTGAAACACTTGCTTGCTGCGATATATTCTTCATCAGTAGCCCTGCGCGCAAGCTCTAAGACTGGCACAGCGTATGTACCGTTTTCGTTCTGCTCGATTTTTGTCTTTATGGTATAGACCCGTGCAAACATGTCTTCACCGGAAAACCGCGCCATAGAAAGTAATCCCTTCGCAGCTTTCGTTGCTGTCTTCATCAGTGATATTGAGATCGGGAATTCATTTAATCTCCCCACTAAAAGCACAGGAAAGTTGTACACAAGATTAAACGTGGGTGAATTATCTCCTTCCCAATTTGCGCCGGGGACTTCTTCAACGGGGCGATCTTGATATTCAGCAAACTCCTCTATGGCCATTGTTACTGTTACGTTGTCGCGTGAGAACATGACAAGCCCTCTGCCTTTTTCAAATTTCGCTCTTGTCTTAAACATGAACAATGGTATGAACTCAACGCTTTCACTAAAGACTTCTTTGGTGAGAGAATTCGCTAACTGCCCCATGCGTGCTTTCCCTTCAACGACGATCTGTGATAATCCTTGAAGGATCGCTAGACGCGGTATTTTCAAATCCTCTTTATCTACTTCATCAAAACCTGCCGGAAGATTTTGATCTCCGGATAATCGTGGCACGACTTTTCCTTCTTCTTTTTTTACAATGTCTTTTTCTTTACTCATTTTAAGCCTCCTATTTGTTATAACTGATTGCTAACTCTGGTTTGAAGAAATACCGAAACATTTCCTGCGGAATCGCCTCACCTTTTTTCAACCGCTCGGAAATGAATGAAGTCAGAGTTCTGTTATGTATAGAAGGCTTAATCATATCGCCGCGGCCGCAATCTTCTTCTATCCATTTCATTGCATCTTCTTTCTTTTCCTTCTCGATTGATACATAGAGCGTTTCCTTACGGACGGCAATACAATTAAAGATCGTACTTTTAAACGACTTTAGATCTGCATTATCCATGTGCTCTATGAGGGCTGCTTCCGCTTTTTGTTTCAGCTCATTTGCTTCGCTAAGATCTGCTTCTGAATTCTCTACATCTTTGCGCGCATCGAGCACTGCTTGCAGCAACTCTGTTTCTTTTTCAGCCATGTTACTTTACTCCTTTCTTTGGTGCTTGTGTTGGTGCAGTTTGTGCTTCCGGTTTCGTTTCAACCTTGACTTCCCATATCACTTTCCCGTCAGGATCTTTAAGCGTAAGTCCACCGATGGCATATCTCTTGTCAGAAACATGATAAGCATTGATCTTTATCGCCGCTAAAACCTTTGCGCTGAAATCATCACGGGCGGGTATAGCTTGCGTTGTAATCTGGGAATCAAGAGTTGCAGATAATACATAGATTTTCATTATTCACCTCCTCTCTATTCTATTATTTTTCTTTTACTTTCTCTATTATTTTTTCTACGAATTCATCAAGCGTTTCTTTCTTAGCCCAATACACTAATGCTTCACCCCCGGCATTGATAAAATCAGTTAATTGGTAAGCCTGATATTTTTCAAGTTCTCCTTCTTTGTTTTTAAATTCTATGGCGAAGGGGATTCCTTGTATGACGAGAAATCCGTCAAACGGCTTCCGTCCACCAAGATTAAAAGTGTCAGGAATTTTATACCAAAAACAATTTGGATCAGCTTTTGTTATTTTCTCTTTAAAGATAGGATACAATTTTCGTTCATTCATTTTAAGTTCAACCCACTACGAGGCCCCGTATGAGGCCTCGTAGCCTCATTAATAAAACTCCCTACTATCCTCTTAATGTCTTGTAGACAAACTCTCTCACTGTCGTGGCAAAGAACTTCTCTATTGCCTGAACTTTCTCAAGCGGTTGATTTCTGAATTCTTCGCTGATATGAGAACCTTTCTTGGTTTCTTGCCCTTCTGTCGACAATTCAAGCTTTATGTTAATTCCTTCTGGCATGCTTATCACGCTCCTTTCTGTTTTAAGATTTTTTTCAACGTGCCTTTGTTCGTGCCGTGACGCGCTACAACCTTGTTGCTATTCTCATCTTGTTCCAAAACAACTATCTTGCTCACTAATAATTCTGTGAGCAACTGTGATTGCTTTTCATCCAATGAATCTTTCTGGAAATAGATATATTTAATCTTAGCCATTTTTCTCACCACCTTTCCTTGTTGCCCATAGTATAAATAATATGAGCAGTGTTATATAAGTTATCTCGAATATAATTTGTAGAGTATATTGTTGCTGATTCATTTTATCTCTTCTTCATTCATTTTAGGATTATATGACCAATAAAAATTTGGCATATCTTCATTCATATCACGAAATAATTTATGGACGTTACCGCAGTCCGGCGTATTGGGGAGCATTGTCCTGCCATTTATATCTTGTATGATCCATTCTTTCGCAAATTCACCTAATTGATGCGGTGATACGCGCAGAGGGACTCGATGATTTAAAAAATCAGAGACAAAATCAAGCAATATGTTGAGATGCTTTGAAGCTACAACATACTCTTCTTTTGACGCTGGATAGCTGTTTGATTTTAAAGTTTTAAATGCTTCAAGAAGTTCTATCATTCTTACCTTCCTTCTCCCATTAGCTCGTTTTTGAGAGCGGTGTTTATTTCTTCCCAGTCTTTAGGCGGCTCATGCTGCATTGTTTCTTCATTGCGATTACCTTTACTCCAGAACCATTTATGCATTATTAAATCTATCTTCTCCTTCAACTCTTCCCGCTTCTTGAGCATGATGAGGTTGTGCTGGCGGACGGCTTCATTCCACCCCCTTCTTTCTGCATCATAACAATCTTGATGTTGATATCCACATTCCCATTTCATTTCCTCCAATTCCCCGCACGAAAGATAGTCTTGGGCGAGGGAAATGAGAATTTGAGTTGCTTCTAATTCTTTTTCATAATGTCCTAAACCATACATACTGTTTTTAACTATTTCTACTGCTTCTTTAATTTTCTGTTCTTCGTTCATTGTTCACCCCAGAGTGCTTGGGATATATTTTTCTTATTTCTAAATTGTCGTTTCTGCTTGTAACCCATATACAAAGATTTCCTTTACCATCAGTTTCAATATGGTCTATTTGTTTTACATTTTCAATTTGATATTTCATTCTATCCCTCCGTACTTCTCCCTCAACTCTTCTTGCTTCCTGAGCATGATGAGTTTGTGTTGGTCATTATTATAATTTTTATAAATATAATTTATTAAATAACACAAAATGTTCGTGTCTGCTTTTTTTCTTTCTTTTTCGTCTTCAATAATATCATAAGAATAATGAGTAAACTTTTTGTCTTCAACCATCTTTTTCGCAAAATTAAATACTGTTTGTGTTATGCCATGTTCGATTTTGGAACATGCCATGCAAACTTGGTGTTTTGTTCTTATTTCTTTATTTCCAAGATTATCAAAAATTCTCTTTCTTCCAAATTCCCACCACAATAAGAGCAAACTAATTTTTCTTCCTCTTCCAACTCCCCGCACGAAAGATAGGCTTGAGCTAAATCCTTGAGTTTCTTAATCGCATCCAAATGGTCAGGAGTCGGTATGCACATATCACTTAACAAATCCTCTACTTGTCCTATCGCTTTTCGAAGTTCTTCATTCATTGCTCACCTCCTCCAATTATCAGATGATAATTAGTATTTTTATCCTCTCATTTACATATATCTTTTTCTACTTCAACTTTGTAATCATTCGTAATAGTTTCTTTTCTAATAACATAAAGTGTTTTTCCACAAGATACACAATCAAAATACCACCTATCATCTCCACCCCATTCGGTATGATCATAATAAGGCGCATTGCAATTTGGACAATAGAATGTTGCATCGTGGCTGCTTTTATCCCAAAAAGGTTGATGAATTAAATCGTCTGGTTTATGTTTATTCATTCTACCCCCCAATTCTTTTTGATTGTAGAAAGGCAATAATTCAATCTGCCTCTGTTACTAATACAACCTTTGTGCCATTACACGCAGGGCAAACAATCTGCGCCGTTGATGTTACTGGTGCGGGATTCTCAACATATCCTAATCCCTGGCAACTTGGGCAGACGATGTTATATGTTCTAATTGTTTTTTCGGGGCTATTCGACTCTTTTATTTTGTCAACTATTACCTGCGCTTGTTGCTTTGTTAGTTTCATTTCTCACACTCCTCTCTAATATACTGAAACCACGAATACCACGCAAAGCGTTGATAAACGAAAAAGGCTTTGATGATGCGGAGTAGTTTCATACCTTCCCTCCTGAGTTTTAAACTCTATCTTCACATTTTTCACAAAATAACTCTTTGTTGTGAGTTTTACAAAAGAATGTTTCTCCTTCATCGCAAGTAATGACGTCGCACTCTTCTAATAAAATCTCACCCGTTGTTGATTGCCAGATATTATTCTTTATTGTTTTTAATTCCATTTTTCCCTCCTGTATCCATATTCTCCTCGCTTTCGGGTTAGGACTAAACATTATGTTTATTTTTCTGGCTGGCGACCGCATACGCAGTTCTCCAGGGCAGTTCTTTACAAGACTTCCATCGGACAATTCCAATTACCCTGTTTTCGGCTTTCACGAACAGCCATAAAGCGATAGGTTTGAAAGAACTAATTTAATTTTTTAATAACTTCATGCACTCTTCCATTAGGTCAGCTTTCTTATCAAGGACTCTATATATCACTTCATCGATACTATCTTTTGCGAGTAAAATAAAATAAGTGACTTTATTCTGTTGTCCTATTCTATAAATCCTGTCATTAGCTTGAGAATATTGTTCTTGAGAATAATTGAGGCTATACCATATTGCGTATGAGCATTGTTGGAAGTTGATCCCCATACCACCGGAAAGCGGATGCGCGATAAGTATACGGTATTTTTTATTTTGGAAATCTTCTATGTTTTTCTGTTTTTCTTTTTGAGAGAGTTCGCCGTAGAGGACATTACATTCATCTTTGAAAACTTCTTTTAATCGATGTATCTCAAAATGAAAGTTGACCCAAATAATTACTTGTTTATCTTCAGATATTTCTTCAAGTAATTCTTTTAGTGCGTTTACCTTTGTGTCTGAAATAAAAATAGGGATACCCTCAGTGTTAATACTCCAGCCGGAAGTGACCTGTCTGAGCTTCATTATCTTCGCTAATTCATTTGCGGCCAGAGTGATGTTGCCTTGAAACTCCAAGATATTTTCTTTCTTCATCATTTCATAAGCTTTTTTCTGCACTTCATCCATATAGACATATCGCGTTTCATAAACGCGGTCAGGCAAATCGAGACAATCTTCTTTTTTCACTGAAAAGGCTTGCTTTGATACGTTCTCTATAATCGCTTCCTTAGCGCCTTTCATCGGGCGGTATAAGTATCCGCCGAAACCGGTACTATAAAAAAACGTGTTACGGAATTTATAGAAGTTTGATCCTAATAGCGAGTCATTAATAAATGCGAGCTGGCCCCAGTATTCGAGAAGGTTATTTGGGGCCGGGGTCCCTGTAAGACAAAGTTTATATTTTATTTTATCCTTATAAGAAATTATTGCTTTGCTTATTTCAGATCTTGGATTTTTGCAGCAACTTGACTCATCAATAACAAGGCATTGGATTTTCCTTTCAATCGGTACTTCTGATTTTTTAGACATAATCTTGAATTGAGCATAGTTAATGATATACACATCGAAATTAAGATTAAACGCTTTCAGATTATTCCATAGAATTACTTTTTTAAGATGCGGCGCCCACTTCTCAATTTCCTTTACCCACACGCTTTCAAGCGTAGTCAATGGCGCTACTATCATTGCCGGCACTTTCCAATATTCAATAAGTTTAATGGCACAAACACTTTTACCTGTGCCTGTTTCCATAAATAATGCATAACTTCCAAATAACGATGCCAATGCTATCGCTTTCTTTTGGTGCTGATAGTACATTGACAAATTCATGCCATCGAATTTATCGTTTAAAATTTCTTCGACAGTTTGTGGAACAGATTTTATTTTATTGGCGAGGTTGATCTTTTGATGTTGCTTGTGCCTGTCATTACGGAGCCGGTCATAAATGGTTTTTGTCTCTGGATCATACTTGATATTGAGATTATCAATAATATCGACTAGTTTCTTGAGCGGGAAAATCCATGATGAAGATACTCTGTCAAATTTATAATCACCTATTGCCTTTATTAATTCCTTCTCTTGGTAGCGGCATTTTAAGATTGCCGAATCGTCTTTAACCGAAACAAACATAAAATTCCTTAAAAATTAAGAATCCCAACAGGTGGTCTTGTGGAAGACAATATCAGTCCCTGTAACGAGGCACTGATCTTTCCTGTTGGGATCAATTTTGTTTTCCACAAGACCATACTATTTTAAAACCGTTATACCGATATGTTTTTAACAGAATAATTCTTGCTCGTCGTAAAATCATCTTATCATAGAATTATTTTTTGTCAATAGGCAATTTTCGTAACGGTTTATTTCGTGTCAAGCAATGCCGGAGTAGCCATCGCCTTACGAATCAAAAACCGGATTATTGCCGACCGTGAATTCTTTAGAGGCTCATTATGGTCAATCTTCCTGTCCAAGAATTCAGTTTCTGGCGCAGTCAACAATATCATGGTATTGACTTTACGATCTCTTGATTTTACTTTATTTGTCATATAAGCTCCTTTCTCGGTTCAATCACTGGAGGCAAAGAATAATCAATTCCTGTCTTCCATGTTTCCCGTATCAAACCGTCTATCATGCGCTTCAATGCTACTTCATCTTCAAACGGCGCGTGAACGTGTACGTGGCCGGCCGCTCCTAAGGTTAAGATAATATGTGCCTCTGGTTCGTCAAAGTGTATATTATCTTCTTCATTATCACAGTTTCCGAATGGGCATTTCATTATTTTAATCTCCTTTCATTTTGTTTCTTAGTTGTTCTCTTTGGGCTGCTTTGTCTGCTAAATATATTAACTGACGAGGCACCCAGTTTATGTGTACCTTTTGTAACCGTGATTTTAAACTCAAGAATCTTTCATACAGTGGTATAATATTCTCATGTTTCACATTCCACTTTCCGTTTGCTTGCAGAACTACAGTCTGAGAATCACAGAAGATATAAACTTCCTGCGTTGTATTTTTACTGCATGCATACGTTACTGAATGAATTAACGCCAGCCACTCCGCCTCCATATTTGTTTTGACGCCTATCGTTTCAGCGAAGCGATAGTTAGGATAAACAAGACGCGGATTATCCGCTCTATCCCAAGCTACAATGCCTATGGAGGCAGGGCCGGGATTACCCTTGCTTGATCCATCACAAAGAATCACTAACATTATTTTATCATCTCCTTTGGCACTTTGCCTTTTGTCCCAGAGTGAAGCATGGCATGAATTATTTCCGGCTTCTTATCTTTCCACGCAAGACTCCCCAGAATGAGTTTCAATTCCTTTCCTAATTTCTGTAGTCCAGCCTTTGAGAATTTCTCAAGGTATTCTTTCGTAATAACAAATTGCTTGCTGATGTTGAGCTTTGCTTCTGTCCCAAGATACTCAAGCTCTTCCGTTGGATATTCATTCAAGCGGCTCAGTATTACCTGTTTGATAATAGAAAGTAATTTTTCATTCGATAGAAGTTCTATGAGCTTTAAACTCCCGATGAGATAATTTGACTGCTTCTTCTCGAGCCCTAAGAACTCTGATATTGTCTCACCGCCGCCATTCTCTGATTGAAACAGAATATGCAGGATTAACCTATTGACTTGTATATCCTTAATCTCTCCTTTCAGCCCCTTGATGTAGAAATCGCGCTTGAAGAAATCAACTCTGTTTGCTTTCTGCCGCGCCTCAAAATCAATAGAGGCATCTTTCTCTGGATCGCCGGTCTTCGGTATGGCATTGGCTTTGCGCTCAACTGCTTTTGCTTTCTTTACCGAACGCTTGAAACATTCTTGATTAAGGCATACCTGCTTGTCTTGGCCGTTAGGGCCGATGATGGTAGCAAAGGTAGGGCATGTAGCGCTACATTCCTCTTTGAATTGTTCTTTAGGGAATGACTGCGCTTCATATCCGGTGAAGTCAACAATCTCTTTCATTGCCTCGTATTCTTTGCTTCCATATTGCGGCTCCTCTGAAACGATGATTACTTTCTTTCCTTGCTTCTTTAACTCCGTTTCTTTCTTTTTCTGTACTTCAACTATTTTTTTTGAGAAACAATCAATATTAAGGCACTTGCCGGCCAGAGAATTATCTTTATCAAATAAATCTTTCATTAAAGTTCCATTGAACGTGCAAGCCTTGCATTGTGTTTTATCAAAGCAGGCACCTTCTAAGACATTTGAATAATTAGATAATTCACTTTCAGCTTTCGCCGGAGAGTATTTATAGCGCTTAATATCATTGGCTAAATTCTTCTGATTTTTCGCAGAAGATAATCGAGATACGACAAAAGCGTGTTCTTCAGATAACTCTTCTTTGCGAATCATCTCTTTGACTTCACTACATAAGTTCAGCAGCGATAGGACTCTTCTGATCCTGTATTCCGACTTTCCGGTAATAACCATAATATCCTTTACTGAAAAATCCTTACCGAGATCACTATACGCAAGCGCCTCATCAAGAGGGTTTAAATCCTTGCGTTGCAGATTCTCTGTTAACTGATATTCAATGCGCTCATCTTTTTCGATGTTTGAAATAAGCGCCGGCAATTCCTTTAACTCAGCGTACTTTGCCGCGTTGAATCTTCGGTAACCAGCAACCAATTCAAACTTACCATTATTCTCTCTGACTAATATAGGCTGGATAATCCCAACTTCCTTTATTGAGTTTATTAAACCTGTCAGAGATTCTTTGGTAATGTCTTTTCGGATATTCTCACCAGCCGAAATCTGGTCTATCTTTAGAGTTGCTAACTTCATCTCAAGCCTCCTCCGTTATTATATTAACAGTTAATCTTTCTTTCCGTTCCATCTCGTTCTTGCTTACATATATCTCCTTAGGGAAAAATTCATGCTCTGGAGATAATTTATAAACACAGAACTTTTTCGTCTCTCTGGCATAAACAAAGCCAAGAGAAAGGATTTGTTTTGGCATCTTTAATCACCTCCTTTCATATATCCTCCTATAATTTGTGCCTCCATAAACTTCCGTATAGTGCCTAAGCCAATGCAGATGCTGCATTGAAGCCTCGCAGTAACTTTTATAGGGGCCGATATCCTTAAATGCTTTTATATTCTCATAGTAGAAAGGCCCCATACCATTAATTGTTTCAATGACTGTTTGCGCTACTTTTTCCCAAGACTCCTTTGCTTCTACGAAATAACACTTATTCTTTTCAACTAAACCGAGATTATGAAATTCAAGAAGATAATTTAAAGTCTGCTCTATGGCATTGTAGTAATCTTTGAATATCTTCTCTCTTTCTTCTGACTCGACTTCCCCTGCTTGCTGTTCAGCTTCCTCATCTGTATATCCGTCTTTTACGGCACTATCTTTAGCATTACCATAAACTTCTGAATACCAATCTACGTTGCAATCGTCTACTTCTTCAAATGTTGGAAGATCCAAGTCCATTACTCTTATAAGCATATCTAAGATATCTAAATTCTTTTTGCCTATGCAGAGCAATAGTTTTTTGTCGCTGAATTTGATTTTATTAAATTCAGCTTGCGCCTCCTTTTCTTCTTTTACTTTTTGAATCTTACGGCGTAGATCATGCGGAGATATTGATTTCTCACTGCCGGAAAGATAAATTTCTATCCAGCCGCGCTGCGTGCCACAGCCTTGCTTTAACTCTTTTACTCTTATATTAAGTTCAGAGATATACGTTCCTTCAAGAAACTCTTTCTTGACACTCTCGAAATAGCGCATGTGCCGAGATAATACTTCTTCATGTTTATTGACTTCAATTTGCTTTTGTATCTCCAAGAACTTATTTCTGTTTCCTTTGCAGCGTTCTTGTTCCATGAGTTCTTGTAACTCTTTGATGGTTTCCATTTTCATTATCTCCTTTCAGATAATCTTTTGATAACTTCTTGCGCTCCTTTTTTATAAACAGTCACGCATATAAGATCTCCTATCTCATCATATACAGCCCAAAATCTCCCATACTTTTCAAGAGTCATTTATCTCGCCTCCTTCAAAAAACCTTTTAAGGTTTTAAACTCTTTTAAATTCATTAGCCATTCCTGCGAGTCATTCGTAGATATTGTTTCCTCGATCTCAAGCCACGCAGCATCCTCATCTCTCGCTGTGACAATATAAACTTTGAATTGCTTCTTGGGATTCGAGGAATTAAAGTGCCGCTGCAAGACATAAAATTTCATCACACCCCCCCCCTTGAGCGCCGGAGATAGTTATGCGATACCTCCGGCGCTTTGAGATTACTATACTTCTATCGCTTTTTCAGATACTGTTGCTGTATCTTGAAAAACACTTCCATATAGAAATCTTATTTTATACTTGGGACTATCTTTTGATATAATAATCTCTTCCACTATCCCCTTTACTCTTACTTCTCTACCTACTTCAATCTTTATATCATCCATTGTTTGCTTTCACCTCCTCTTTAAATTTTTCGGACATCTCTTCTCTTATTTTACCCCCTTTGCTTTCTATGTCTTCCCAGTCTGGCTCTTTCACATCAGGATTCAAGTCGATTGATTCAACGAGATAATGTTTATAGTTCAAACTTTTCCACTCTCCTATGCCATTAGCAGATGTATTCTTGTGAGATCCTTCAGCTCTCCCCCCAATATAGATGAGGAGCTTTTTATCCTCTGCGTCAATGACATACACCCATTCTATAAAGAGCGCATCAGCAGTTTTGTCAGTCTCCATCTCATCATCCTCCACACCATCTCTCATCACAAACTCAGGTGAATGGCAGTAACATTCATCCGGAAAAGATGACCAGCCTCCTTTATGTCCATTAATGTAGATATTAACAAAAGCCTGTAACGCTTTCGTAATATTTCCATCATTGCTTACGCCCGGCTTTCCTTTATTGAGAATAAACTCTTTCATAAGTATATCCCAAATCTGAACGCCTCTGTTCGTAGGATAACCATCCCAGTGGCAATACGTTCCCTCCCAGCCTTCTTTTGTCTTGTATGCAAGACAACTTCTTGTAGACATTGTAACCTCCCTTTACAACAGCGTAACTGCTGTTGTGTATGCCCTTGATTTTAATTCAGCACCAGAGCCAAACCAGATGCTCTCAAGCCTGTTTGTGCCTGTGTCGTTTCTTACCGAACGCTTATGATCTACGAAGCGAGTAACCGCATTATACGCACTCCAAAGCGAACCTTCCATCTCTTTGAACTCGGGTGTATGATTGAGATATCGCAGTTCCTCAACTTGATTTTCTTTCCTTGTTGAGATTTCACTGAGCTCAAGCTCTTCTTTTGTTGAGATAAGAGATAGGAAATACATATCCGCTTCGTTCTCTGTAAGGCGGCGGTCTTGAAACTGTATTATCCTACGTTCAAACTCACCGTAGAATTTGAACGCCATGCCCAGTGCGCGCTGTGCTTCTTTGATCTTTGACTGTATGTTCCCTGTATGCCGGATTGATACGCCATCTTTTGCTTTGACGCCTCCCATTGCCGAAGTCAAAGTATTTTGACATACGACTCTTATGGGAGTGAAAAACATTCGCAGTGCAGAGCAGCCATCATGAGAGTTAGTAAGTAAAAGATACTTCTCCACGACATCATCTTTAAGCACTCTTATGGCATCAGGCATCTTCGCCAAAATCCATATACGCTCGCCTTTTCCTAAAGCGCCGGCTGTATGATATATCGCAAGTTTTTCTCCAACGACAGTATCAAAGAAGTCAAACGCTTCGATGTTTTGGACTGGAGTGTAATAACTTCCAACAACTCCAAGCGGTGTGTTGCTGTCGCAGCGCACTGTTGCAAACTTCTCTGTTATCTCTACTTGTTTTTCAGTGAAGATCTTCTGCACTTCTACTTTATAATCCAACCGCGCGGCTTGAATTGCCTCAGCCGCTGTTGCCGGATTATCAAGCTTCACTCCTAGCCCATGCCACGGCTCTTTCCCAACATAAAACATCCTTCCTTCATTAAGATTATGAGCCATCTTAAATCATCACTCCTTTCTCTACCATTTTTTGAACATACCAACATTTTTTGATATACGTTGCAGCGTCCCAGAGAAGCTTGTTCTCAGCTGAGAGATTATCTCTGATGACCTTAAACCTCGCTTCGTAGAATGTCTGCGCTGCCCAACCTATACGCTTTCTGAAACTACGGCTGTTAGGATCCCCAAAACATTCCTTGCACCAGCCAAAGCCGGTATCGCAGGGATACGTTCTTTCCTGTAAAGCCATGTTATCTTCAGGCGTATTCCTGACTTCTTTACCGCAGCAATCACAAGTCAAACTTTCAATAGCAGTTAAAGTAGCCATTGTCTTTCACCTTCTTTCAGTTTCGAATTATTCTGACAATATTGTTTTGTTTGTTTCGCTTGAATTACTATCGAAAACTCATTGAGTAAAAGATTAAGATAGCCATCATCAGAGTTGACATTATCAACTTAAGCCTTTTGATTAGAGCTTTGCTCTGCATCAAAAGGCGTTTCGGCTTTTTACTTTGTTACGTCAACATCAACTGCGTCTGTTTCCGGTGCATCTTCACAGATAAAATGGGACTCATAGATATCAGCTCCCATCTCTTCCGCGACAGCTGTTTCTGCTTGCGCTTTGTCATTGGCTCTTACCAAAAACTCAGCAGTAAATTTATACACTCCCATTTTGACCTCCTTTCACTCTCACAATGATTTAGCATAATTCACTTCACTGTCATCTACTCCCTCAATAGAGATTACTCTCATATCGAGTGAGTGTTTGCTTTCGTTTGCGAAAGCGTCTGCTTCTTTGATAGTAAAAAAGAGCGCAATACTTCCGTTTTCATTTTTCACCACACTGAGATAATTTCCTCTGTCTTTCCAATGTAAAATCATATACACTTTGCCTCACCTCCTCTCGGTAATAGCGAGAGCCTTTATAGTAAGCACTCACGACAGATTTTGGATATCCGAGCCTTGCAATCTTTTCCTGTATCTTATTTAATAACATCTTTTGCCTCTGGTTTATTGACAATGGTAATCTTCTCTCTGTCAAGCCCGCACTCCAGCGTATGCAGCGTCTCACTGGCAATAGATAACAGGCGCGCCGAATCGTGAAGCCATGCAGCGTAGAGATGAAATCCTTCTGGCGCAGTTCTCCAGCCACTGCAATCTTTGCCGTGATAAGCAGCGCCTCATAATCAAGACTTGCCTCGTTGAAAGATAAATCATGTTTTGTCGCTTCCACTTTTATTCACCTCCTTCCACTCTGATTAAACTCATCAGTCCGACTTTGTCGGATACAGCAGGAGATACAGATAAAGGGGAAACGCCCTGCCTTCGTAACAGAGCGGTATCTCCTGCCATTTCATTTACTCAGGGAAGCTATTCGGATACAATAAGTCAAGTAACCACTCTTCCATCGCTTATCTCCTTTCTAAAGATGCAGCAATGCTTTATCTTTTAATTGCTAATGGACAGCTGGCACACTCTTTCTTGCTACAACTTTGACAGATATTAAAACCTTTCATGGCAGCCTCTCTTTCTTTTTTGAAGAGTTATTGCCTCTTCTCTTTATATATTACGTTTACTGAGATCCCAAGATTGCTCTCATACTTAAAGCCGCCTGTAGTCCAAGCAATCTTTGACTTCCCACTCTTGGAAAATGGAGCGCTTTCTTCCGGCGTCAAGTCAATCTCTAACATTAACTTATTCCCTGTCCGTGTTGTTTTCATCTATACTCACCTCCTCCCTTTTATAGAATAGTAACTTCGAGATGTTTCACTCCGAAGATAAGCGCTTGCTTATGCGTCGGGAGATATATATCAAGATGTTTGATATGGTTTTTCTTATCTCCGAACTGCGAGCGCGCCCCCCTGTCCTGAACGGTAAATTCACCAAGCCCAGAGATACGGACTCTTGTGCCGAAGGGCAGCCAATTACAAGCGACAAAGCCATACAGCGCTTTTTTGCCCGAAGCGGTGATTGCATCTGTTTTCCCGCAGCACTTCACACAAGCGCAGTAAGCGGTGATTTTCCAAAGGTCTTTCGCAAACACTGCCGAGTGAAAGATTAAAAGGAAAACAGCGGCAAGGAACGCCCGCTTTGCTTTGTTCATCTTTTTAGACACTTTGTCTTTTATGTGTGTTTTGTTTTTCAAAAGACACATCCTTTTTTATGTTCATTTTATTAGACAGAGATTAAATAATGTTTACTTTTATCAACACTTCATCTCTGAATCACTCTTGAACGTGTAAAGATTATCGACACTTTACTTTGAAACTGTCTAACTTTATCGACACTTTAACTCTATACTATATATATTATATGAGGAGGGGATACCCCTTCCTCCCCTTCAATTCAGCAGTTATTCAACTCCTTAATATATATTATATATATATAATATATTTATATATTATATATAATATATATTACTTTAATATAGGATCTCCGCAGCGCGGAGATAACGAAAACACCAGAGATAAAATATAATGCCGTTTTGAAGCTTGACAAAAGACAACACTGTAAAGAAACCCGACACTGTAAAGAAACCCGACACTGTAAAGAAACCCGGCACTAAAGAGCTTTTTAAACTTTTTGTATAATGTATAATAAAAACAAAAAACATGGAGTGTTTCGCGCTCCATGTTTTTGATTGACAATTTTACTTAGCCGTAAACATTGCTTTTTGTGCTGCTTTTTGTTTTGTGTTATACGTTTACGTTATTACTTTCTACAATACACTTTGCTTTGTACACGATGTTGTCCGCGACTCTGTCATCTCCATTAATCCCTTGCTTTCGTAATTCTTTTTTGAGGATTGCTTGCCAGTCCGCAACAGTGACATCAACAGTAATATCTTTAATTCCTTCACGTTTTACTGTTAACTTGCCGTTACTCACAAAGAATTGGTTTTTGACTTTTTGCAAGGAATGCGTTTGCTTATACCCTACAAAGGAAAGAATTTCCTTTGCAAAGGCAACATCATTTCTAATTGCTTTCATACTTTCCTTGAAAACATTACGCAAAGCAATTGCTTTATTCTTTGCATCGCCAAGAATTTTTTCCGCGTCGATAATCTGCGCTTGCTTTGTTTTTTCGTCCATGCCGCTCGTGTATTCTGTTGCGATCGCGCTCTTTTGTGCTTTGTAGCGTGCTTTCGCTTCAGACTCTTGGCGCTTCAATTCTTTCGCTTTTAAGAGTAACTCGGCTATACTTTGTTTTTTTTCCATTGTGTTTTTTCCTTTCCACAATGTTTTGGCCAAGTAATTGTCAAAGAGCAATTCCTACTATAATGGAATTGTAACATATATATGTATGTTTGTCAAGGGAATTTATTTTATTTATTTTATTTATTTTTGGATTAAAAATTGCCAGAAAAAGTTAAGAAAAAAGTTTCCGGCTGCGCGCGCCCCCTCCTCCCGATATAGCTTCGAAACCCAATTTTCACCCTATAACATTCTAAGATTTTCTTCATTTTCAATATCCCTAAAAATATATAGCTTCGATAATAATTCCACGCAAAAATAATTACTTGACAAAAGTCAGTAATAGTTGTAATTTAATAACATGATTTGCGAAAATCACAAAGACGTTCAAATGAAGCTCTGGAGAAATTCAGAGCTTTTTTATTTATCCATTGCCTACTGGCAATGAAAGTATGCCTATTCTATGCAAATTCAGAAATCTGATTTTATCAAGAGTTTTTTGCAGATTATAGAAGAAAAATTGAATAATAAGGAATTAAAAGAGCCAATGAACCCTGACAGCATATACCTTGAGCAGGCATTGGATATTTTATGTAAGTGGTCAAGCAAAGAGAAAAACGGGGAAATATCTGTAACGAAAGGAGCGAACATGGACATAGTTATACCTCTGAATAAAAAGGTAATTGTTGAGCCGGAGGCGGCGGAAAGGAAGACGCCGACAGGGATCATTATTCCTGATAGCGCGCAGGCAAAGGCGCCCACCAAGGGCCGCGTCATCGCTATCGCTGAGGATAGTGAGATCAATTTGAAAGTGAAAGAAGGCGATACCGTGTTATTCTCGAAGTTCGCAGGGACAGAGATTGTGCTTGTTGCAAAGACGGTTGATGAAAAGGATAGGAAGCTCCAGATAATAAAAGATGAGGATATATTGGCGGTGGTAAGGAAAGGGGGTGCTTGATGGTATATCTCGATAAGCCGCTATTTGTCTTGTCAAAGAAAGAATATGCCTCAGGCGAAACCACGATAGAGTTCATTATCACTGACAACAAGGAAACGTCAGTGCAGATGTTCATGACAGTGAAAGATAAGATGTTTGCTGATACGTTTAAATTAGGCAAATATTATGATATCTCATTTGAAGAAAGGGCGAACAATGGAGAATGAAAAACTGGAAAAAATGCACCAAGGCATGAAAGAAAAACAGTCAAAGACAATCAAGTCAATAGTGCAACAGACATTCGAGCGCATAGCGAAACTTGAGGTTGAGAAGGCTGCGCTGCAGGAACAGATCAGGATCTTGAAACATGACCTGTTTGACTTCAAGGACGGCCGGCTGGATAGGATCCTTGAGCGGCATGACATGAACCATGGGATAAAAAAAATCAGCGTCATTGATATTGTCAAGACGAATGATTCATCGGGGAAAGATCCAAATCCGTGGTATATTGATTATTCATTGTTATATTCTGATACTATCGGCGGCGAGAAAAACACATCCATCACCATCAACAATTCACTTTCGAAGATGCATGCCTCGGGGGCGTATAAGCTCAGCGATGGGGTAATACGATATCTATGAAAATATTAGTAACTGGAGGTGCAGGATTTATCGGCCATCACTTTGTTGAGTCAGTATTACTTAACACCGATTGGGAAGTTGTTGTCTTGGATAAACTTACTTATGCCTCGAATGGGTTCCATCGGTTAAGAGACGCAGGGTGTTTCGATAATCCGCGGCTTAAGCTTTTTTCCGCGGATTTTACACAAATTATTCCTTGCGGCTTAACAAAAGAAATTGGGGATATTGATTATATCGTGCATATGGGCGCGGAGACACATGTCGATAACTCAATAAGCGACCCCGAGCCGTTTGTAATTACGAATGTCGTGGGCACTATGCATATGTTGAATTTCGCGCGCTGCTTAAAAAATCTGAAAAAATTTGTATACTTTTCAACGGATGAAGTTTTTGGCCCTGCACCAGCGGGGACTGATTATAAGGAGTGGGACAGGTATAACTCTACAAATCCATATTCTGCTTCAAAAGCAGGGGGGGAGGAATTGTGCCTTGCTTATGCCAATACCTATAAGCTACCTATAATAATTACACACACGATGAATTGCTTTGGAGAACGCCAGCATCCGGAAAAATACATCCCTTCCGTAATTAAAAAAGTATTACACGATGAAACTGTCTTTATCCATTCTGATTCTACGAGGACAAAAGCTGGTTCTCGATTCTATATTCATTGTCGGAACGTAGCCGCAGCTATTTTATTTTTGTTGGATAAATCAGAAAATAGGGATAAGTATAATATTGTTGGAGAGAAAGAAGTTGATAATCTTGAGATGGCGAAGTTCATCGCTCAGATAATTGGTAAACCAGTTAAGTATGAAATGATTGATTTCCATTCAAGCCGTCCTGGGCATGATCTCCGGTATAGTTTGTGTGCTGAAAAAATGAAACATCTTGGTTGGCACATTCCAAAAACTTTTGAAGAAAGCTTAGTCAAAACAATTAAGTGGTATTTGAATAATTTATCTTGGTTGGAATGGTGATGATAAAACTTTTTAGTCCATATATCCCTGAAGGCGTTATAGCAAACTTAACAAAAACTTTAAGCTCCGGATGCATAACTCAGGGAGATAAAGTAGATGAATTCGAAAAAGAATTTTCTAAATTATTCAATGTTCGATATGCAGTCAGTATGAATTCAGGGACATCTGCGCTTGAGACCGCGTATGATCTGATAGGGTTAAAAGAAGGTGATGAGGTGATAACAACACCTTTGACCTGTGCGGCCACGAATATACCATTGCTTGCGCGAAAAGTAAAAATTGTTTGGGCTGATATCAATGAGCGCACTCTGTGCATCGACGCTTTAGACATCAAGTCAAAAATTACTGATAAAACAAAAGCAATCATACAGGTGCATCTAGGAGGGGTGTGTTCTAATATAGGAGTTTTTCATATTCCGGTCGTTTCAGATGCGTGTCAGGCTCTAGGGATCTTTACCGGAGATCTTACTGCATGTTCTTTCCAAGCCATAAAACATATTACTACGGGGGATGGCGGCATGTTAGTGGTTAATAACAAAGAAGCATACCAGAAGGCAAAACTTTTAAGATGGTTTGGTATAGATAGAGAAATAGAGTCAAAGAATAGTTGGGAATCTTACAAAACGAGAATGATGTGTTTTGATATAGAGATGCTTGGATATAAAAGGCATATGAATGATATTGCGGCCACAATGGGATTAGCAGGGCTTTCTCATTATCGTTCGATAGTGCGTCATCGTAAGAAAATATTTAATATCTATAAAATAAATCTCCTAGACTTATCTGGAATAAAACTTATAGATGGAGAAACAAATGTATGCTGGTTAGCCACAGTTCTTGTTGAAAGAAGAGATGATTTTGCAAGAAAACTTTTTGACGCGGGGATTGAAACAAATTTAGTCCAAGTGCGTAATGATATTTATAAACTTTTTGGTAGAAAAAGAGAAGACTTGCCGGTATTAAATTCAATCGAAGACAAATATATATCTATTCCTATAGGTATGCATGTCAGTGAAGAAGATGCTCACTATATAAGTGAGACCATAAAAGGAGGTTGGTGATGATTTGTAAAATATGTAATAAAGAATTAACTAATTTCAACGAAGAAGTAGCAGAGCATGTCGCTATTTTTAAAGGCGTAAATAATTCTATTCATGTTCACGGGCCTATTGAAAACAAAAGTTTAATGAAAGAATTTGTCAATGAACTTCTAAATCATTCTCAGTTATCAGATAATTTTAAAGAAGTTATCTCTACCATAAAGGATCGCAAAGAACTAGTCTTTCATAACCGGCAGCGATTAGGTGATATGTTGATGTTTACTTGCGGAATAAGGGATTTCAAGAAAACATTTCCTGATGTAAGAGTTAACGTCATTTCCATTGCAGCTCATATTTGGGATAACAACCCTTATATTGACAGGACTCTAATACCGACTGAACAGAATACGATAAAGATAGGGCCGGGGAAGCTCACCAATTCCTCCAATCGCCTTGATTGGCACTTCGCTAACGCCTTCCGTATCTCCATAGAAGATGCGCTTAACGTGCATATCCCCCAAGGTGAGTCCCGGCCTGATATATGGCTGACAGAAGAGGAGTTCAACGCGCCGCCGGTAACGAAAGAGCCTTATTGGCTCATTGTCATCGGTGGTGAAAAGGGATGGGGATGCAAGATGTATCCATTTGAAAGGTGGCAGGAATTTGTCAGTCAGAATCCTGATACCTTATTTTATCAGTTAGGCGCAAAAGAAGACCAACATCCGAAATTACAGGGGTCTAACGTTGTAGATTATATAGGTAAGACGCAAGAGAAGCTTACCGGCATACGTGATCTGTATAAACTTTTCTTAAACGCGGAGGGATCGATAGGCCTCGTCAGTTTTCACATGCATCTTTCTGGTGCGTTATACAAGCCGGCGATAGTTATTGCTGGTGCCCGTGAGCCGGTAGCATTTACGCGCTATCCGGGTCATCAATATCTTGCCACCGATGGGTGCCTTCCATGTGCGCTCAATGCGTGTTGGCACTGCGATATTAAGACATGCCCTAATTTAGTTATTGATGAGAAGAAAGAACATATCTTAGATAGAAAAGTCCCTAAATGTGTTGATATTATTTATCCTAAAGATATATCTTTTGCATTGAATCAATATTATCTTGGCGGCCGGTTGAAAAAAGGAGTCCAATCAGATAAACCAAAACAATTCAAGAATATTGTAAAAAATGCGTCAGTATCCATTCCAATAGCTCCGGTAGTAAGGAATATTGCCGAGATAGAGAATAAATATAACATACCATTTGGTGGAGGAAGTCTTACTGACAGGGATTGGGATTTCTTGCGAACGACAATACAAAGATACAATGTCAGGACTGTTTTGGAGTTTGGCGCGGGGCTTTCAACTTTGCTTTTAAGTGATTTAGTGAAAGTAGTTACTTTTGAAACAAATGAGGGATGGATTAAAAAGATAAAAGGGATTAAGCCTGATTTAGACATAAAGTTATGGGATGGTAAAAATCTTGAGATTTCTGGACATTTCGATATGGCTTTTGTGGATGGCCCTTCGGGGGGTGCATCGAGAGAATTTTCAACTAAGATTGCTTCTGAATTAGCGGACATTATAATAATTCACGATGCAGGCCGCCAGAATGAACGTAACTGGCAAGAGAAGTATATTAAAAATAATTTTGAAGGCCCTATTAAAGGGGGCCACCGTTGTCACGGATGGATTGGAGAAAAACTTATAGAAAAAGAAGATGATTGTTTGATTGTGCCATCTTGCTATTGCGATAAAAATCTTACGAGTAAAACAATAAAAATAGTAAGCACAGCAAGGGGGTGGGGTGGTTGCGCGCGAAGCGTTACTACGATAATGAAATATCTTCTTAAAGCCGGCCACAAAGTAGAGTTCATTCCATTCAGAAAATCTATCGGTAGCAGAGAATTCCGGCAATGCCTTGATACAACTTTAAAAGATGTAAAAGTAACTCTTGATTATGAAACCCTGCATGAGTCATGTGATGTGTTGTTTGTTTATGCAGACGATTTTGTGTGGGAATTTTCTAAGCCAGAACTTGCAGAGATGTTTTCAACGCTTAATGCTGATAAGAAAATAATGATGCTGAATTATCGGCGCGGTGGCGTTGGCGAAATTGAATGGACAAAATGTTGGGATAAGTATATGTTTTTAAATTCAACTCAAGAAAAAGAATTGTTAAAAGTATTACCAAATGTAAAAACGAAAGTATTACCGCCTTGTACGGAATTAGATGAATTTTTAAAAGTGCAGCCTAATTATAATGATAGTTTAAGATTAGTTAGGCACAGCTCTCAGGGGGATACGAAATTCAGTAAATTTTTTAGCAATGAAATAAATCAAATTATTAATGTAAGGAAAGATGTTTTCTTTGCAATGCTTCCCGGGCCTTCCTTTGTTAATGAAAATGATATATTTAAAAAATATCCTCGCACTGACAAACCAGAAGTCATTGCTGACTTTCTATCGAAAGGTAATTTATTCTGGTATTCGCTTCCGCAAGGGTATATGGATATGGGGCCAAGAGTTGCTTTAGAAGCTCTTGCTAGTGGTTTACCAATTTTAGGTGATAATTGGGGTGGATTAAAAGATAGAGTAACGCCTGAGTGTGGATGGCTCTGCGATAAGAAAAAACAGTTTGCAGAAATTGTGAAGAATCTTAGTTTTGAGGAATTAAAGAAAAAAGGCCAAGCAGCAAGAGAGCGCGCTATTTCTGAGTTTATTCCGCAAAGATGGATAGCAGAAATTATTGAATAATGTTATGAAAATTTGTTCACATTGTAAGGAAAAAAAAGAACTAAGTGAATTTCATAAAGGCAAACATAGTAAAGACGGTCTTAATTATTGGTGTAAAAGATGTGCTGGAAAATGGTCAAAAGAACACCCAGAAGAAAAAAGAAATTCAAAATTGAAATTTCGATATGGGATAACTTTTGAATAATATCAAAGAACACTTATAACTCAATCTTACAAATGTGCAATTTGTTGTTCCTCATTACATGACAAAAGAGAAAGATGCTTAGATCATAATCATGAAACTAAAAAACCTCGAGCAATTTTATGTAGGTCTTGTAATTGGGGCATAGGACATTTTAAAGAAAATCCTTTATTGCTTAGAATGGCTGCTGATTATCTAGAAAAATGGAGATAAATTATGAATGGATTCAAAAGATATACAGATGGTATTCAAACAAAAACTGGATGGGAAAACAGAACTATTGCTCTTAATACTTTCATACATTCAGGTTCTTATGGGGATATGATTTTCGGACTACCTGCATGCATTGCTCTTGGAGGAGGAACTTATTATTTGAGAAATGACCAGTATGGAGGGATAGGAAGATTGTTGGAAGCTCAGCCATATTTAAAGATAATAAAAGTATCGGATATAGAGTGGCGGCAGATGAAGAATGACAATATTGCAACTCACGATTTAGATAAATTTAGGGGCGCTAATGAATTACATGTAGCAAGGATGCATTTAAAAGCGTTCAATCTAGAATTTAATTTTAATCAACTCTATCTTTTTAATATTCCTCCTAATAAAATAGCGAAGATAGTCATTCAAGATACAGGCCCTCAAAGATTTCCGGGGTCAACGGTTGATTGGAAACTTTTAAAGAAAGTAGAAAATGATTGTGTATTTATGGGTAATGATTGGGATTGGGAATTATTTCAAAGAGACCGCCCCTATTTAAAAATACCCAGACACAAAGCTGATGATATTTATGAATTTGCGAGAGTAATTGCTGGCGCAGATTTATTCGTTGGAAATATGTCTATAGGGCAAACAATAGCTGAAGGGCTCAAGATACCTTATGTGGTAGATATTTATGTTGGGCGGCCTCAGTATCCGTTATCAGATCATGGGCATGTAGGCTTATGTGATGCAATATTTTATTGGTATTTAGGAATTCCAATGCCTGAGAAATTGAACAAATGAATAAACAAGAGATTTTATTACCGTATTGTAATTTAGATACAGTGAAAGACGGTCGTGGTGGTATATTTACGTGGTTTCCAGAAGATACTATCGTAGAATTTAATATGCTTTATTTTTTGCCGGGTAAGACTAGAGGGAATCACTATCATCCTGAGTTTAATGAATATTTTTTGGTGGTGGAAGGTTCCGGTGTAATGATAAGTAAGGATCACGAAGATACTAAAGAAAAAATTGTTATTCATATGAGTAAAGGTGTGTGTGTGAGAAATCCTATCGGAGTTATTCATACTTTTTATGCAATTACTCCTGTTACTGCTGTCGCAATGCTTTCGAAAAAGTGGGATGAGTGTAATCCGCCTATTGTCCAAATGGAGTGTTAGTATGATTTCGATAGCTGTTATTGGAGCAAATGGATATATTGGTAGCGCATTATGCAGTGCGTTATATTCTTTGAATTGTAAAGAACCAATAAATCCTAAAGAATTAATAGCTGTTATTCCGGTAACGCGGGATAAATATGATTTTTTGCGTAAGGCTAATTACAATATTATAATTAATTGCGCTATGAATTCAAAGCGCTATTGGGCTAATCAAAATCCTGAACAAGATTATGTCGAAACTGTTGAGAAGACTAATGATTTGATAACCGGATGGCATTATAATAAATTTATTCAGATTAGCAGCGTATCTGCCCGTTATGATCCTGCTTCTGTTTATGGAAGAAATAAATTATTAGCTGAAGAACTATGCAAAAAAAGTTCGAATTATTTAATTTATCGTTTGACATCTACTTATGGGGAGGGTCTTTCCAGAGGAGTTTTGATAGATATATTAAGTGGGAAAGCTTATGTAAGCGGAAAAAGCAGATATGCTTTTTCTTCTCTTGATTTCGTAACTAATTGGATCGTTAATCATCTAGACAGGACTGGCATTATTGAACTTGGCGCTAAAAATACAATAAGCCTTCAAGAGATAGCTGATTATTTTAAAATAAAAGTTAATTTTGAAGGAAGAATTGAAAATCAAGAAATAGAAAATCCTGAGATGGATTTTCCGGATGCGCGGCTGGTATTATCTTTTATGGAAGAAAAAATAAAAAATCATGCTTAAAAAATGCCGAATATGCAATAATCCTGACCTTATTTCTTGTGTTAATTTAGGGGAACAATATCTTTCATCTATTTTCCCTGATTCTTTAAATTATAGGCACAAGCTGAAAAAATATCCTTTAGAACTTAAACTTTGTATAAAAGGAAATTCAGAAAAAAATTGCGGAGTTCTTCAACTTGATTCTCAGCCAGATTTAAGTGAGATGTATAAAATTTATCCTTATACCAGTTCTTCTAACGAGTATATGAGACAGGCATTGAAAGAGGTAGCTAAAGAAGGAAAAATCTTAAGTTGTTTAAATAGGGGAGATTTGATTTTAGATATTGGCGGGAATGATGGAACTTTGCTTTCTTTTTTTGCAGGTAATGGTTTTGAGCTCTTAAATATTGATCCTGCGGAAAATATAGAACCTGTTTTTGCAGGTGCTAAGTTTATTAAAAGTCCATTTTCCTGTGAAATGGTTGAGGCCAATGTTTCTAAAAAGGCAAAACTTATTTTCAGTATTGCTATGTTTTATCATATCATTGATCCAGTAAGTTTTTGTAGAGATATTTTTGAGTGCTTAGATGATGAAGGTATTTGGATTATCCAGATGGCATATCTTCCATCAATGCTTAAAACTAACATGTATGATAACATTGTTCACGAACATATTTATTATTATACCATTAGTGTGCTTCAGTGGATTTTGGGTAAGGCTGGCCTCGAAATTTTCAACGTTTCTTTGAATGATATCTATGGAGGCAGTTTCCGTATTTTTGTAAGAAAAAAGGATTTTTTAAAGACTATCTATATAGGCAATCAAAGATTGTTAAGCCTTATTGAGCAGGAAGATTTATTTAATTTATTCGATATAAAGACTTATCAGGATTTTAATAATCGTATTCAAAAGACAAAAGATGATTTATTACAGCTCCTGACTAAGTTAAAATCAGAAAACAAGAAAATCTGGGCATATGGGGCCTCGACAAAAGGAAATACTATTCTTCAATATTGTGGTATTGATAGCCAACTGGTAGAAGCCGTAGCTGATGTTAATCCATTCAAGATAGGAAAATATATGATTGGGACAGATATTCCAATTAAGGATGAATCTGCTATGCGAAAAGTCAAGCCAGATTATTTATTGATCCTTCCTTATGGTTTCGCTGTTGATTTTGCGAAGCGGGAAAGCGAACTTATAAGAAATGGTACGAAATTAATCGTACCACTACCTGAAGTAAAAATTTTATGAATAAAAACATTATATCAATAGGGGAGTGGATAGATAGGTTATCTATCTTGAATATAAAAATCTGGCACACAGAAGAGATGGTATCCGAAGCTCATAGAAAAAAAGACATCCTATCTGTCGGAAAATTAGCCATTAAAATTAAAACTTTGAGTAAAGAACGTTCTGATGTTAGAGAAGAGATCAATGAATATTTGGAAGGTTTTAACAGGCAATCCAAAAAGATTAATTTTCTTAATGTTGGGAGAGATAAATGATGAGGTCTTCTTATATCGAAAATGACTGCGGTAGAATTCTTAAAGCAAATGTTTTAGCTTTTAAACCTTCGAGGATTGTTGAGCTGGGTGTGTTAGACGGCTATAGCACGTATCATATAGCAGAAGCTATAAAGATGATAAAAGATGCATATAATTGGGTTCCTCCATTTGACGCGTATGATTTATTTGATGATTATTCCTTTAAGCACGGCAGTCAACAGGAAGTTCAAGAAATGCTTGATAGCAAGGGACTAGGGCAGTTTGTCAATCTTCAAAGAGGCAACGCTTATGAAGTTTATAAAAATTATGGAGATGCAAAAATTGATTTTATGCATGTAGATATCAGCAATACCGGAGATGTATTAAAAAAATTCATAGAATTATGGCATTCTAAAATAGCGCCACGCTGTATTATTTTATTCGAAGGCGGTAGTGAAGAAAGGGATAACATTGAATGGATGGTTAAGTATAACATGCCTTCCATTAAAAATGAAATAGATACCAATCCTATCATAGAAAAATATTATATTGTTGGGACATATTGGCGTTTTCCTAGCGTCTCACTTTTGATGCGGAGGTGGTGGCTGTGAGAGAATTTAATCCGGTAGAACTTCTTAAGATACAAAACTTAGTAGGATATATCATTGATGCTCCTTTATCATACGGAGAACAGAAGTCTATTTTTATCGAAGGGAGAGAACGCCCCATCTGGTGTGAAGATTGGTTTCATATTGAAGTTTTAAAATATATGATAAACAGGGATATGTACTTGAGAGATCTGCCACCGAACAGATTAAAGAAGACTAAATTCTCCAGAGAAAAGGTAGTATCTATTGTAGAAGATAAATTAGCTGAAATTGATGCTTTAGATAAATTATCCAATTTTCTTTTTATAGATAAAGTCGGCAGGGGTGAACTCTTGCTTTATATGAGTTTCATTAAGAAGTGGGATAGGATTATTCTTAATGAAAGTAATACCGGTTACGTCACTTTTTTAGAATTTATATGCAGAGTTAGATACGAGTTAACAGTCGAGTTTTATGACAAACAGGATTTAAACGGTTTTGTTATTGTAAAAGGTTTTGATGGAGGCGCATGCCCACAAGAGAATTAAATGATTTAAAAGATAAACTAGCGTTGCTTAAGCCGTTTGCCAATCCAGAATTTAGGGATGATGAGCAAAGGAGAGTAAATGGAGATCCAAATTGGTATGATTGTGTTTTTAATGTCAATAGTTTTCCTTTTGATACTGATATGGCAATTATAGTAACAAGCTGGTATGGGCATCTTAGATGGTTAAAGAAAACATTATTAAATTATCGTCTTACCGGAAAATATGTAATCGTAGCTTATGATAATCCATTTTACGCTTTTGATAAGTCGAGTTTAAGTGATGAGACTGCTTTCGATTCAAAGTTGCTTCGTTCTATTCATTATTTAATGGCGCATAGTATTGTGGTAAAACACAAAACTTTTGACGCGGATAAAAGGACAGGTTGGTTATGGAATGTTAAATATGCGCAAGGCATTATAAATTTATTCCCTAATATTAAATATGTGTATGGCACTAACGGAGATTGTATTTTAGAAAAACCTGAGAACATGGACAAATTAGCAGAGATTTTAGGAGATGCTGATTTAATGTCAGGGCAAAGTGCAGAAGGCATGACTATACATACTGCCGATGTTTTATATAAAGTAGATGCTTTTAACAAAATAATTAATTACATGACAGAACAATTTGTTGTTCCGGTCATTGGTTCTTTTAGCCCAGAAAATTTATTAGGGGAAGCGATAACTGCATTAAAACTTAAAGTCAAACATGCACCTCAACAGCCCATTAGTTTATTGGATGGTTCTATTGATTATTATTGCAGGGAATCTGTTCCTTCTACATTTAAAGAGGTGATAGGATTCCGTAATTTATATGCTGAACAAGAATATAGAGAAAATAATGCATTGGAGCCATTGCCAAAGGAATTTTTAGATGATTATAAAGATTATAGTTATATAGACCCGGGAGATAGAGTTACATTAGGGATGTATTATAAAACAGGGGATAGGAGATATTTATATCAATGGTGGGACAGGGGAGAGGATTCTTGGTACAATAGATTATATTATTCGCTTGAACATTATGGAAAGGAGCCCATCTATGGGGGTAACTAGAGAAGATTTTATTCGTTCGGGAAGATATTTAGAAATACCTGATGCAGAATGGGAAGCAGAATTAGCAACTCGTAAATACGTTGTTGATTGTTACATGGCGAATGATGCTTGGGCGATAAAGATAAAAAAACCAGTTTTAATTCTTCTCATATCTCATCCGGCGGGGCGTTGCTATTTGACTGGTGCACTTAAGGCGCATTTGCCATTAGGATATTGGATAGCCGTTGCTTATGATAATTATTTTGATCCTAAAGAACTAAAGTATGATTGGGAACGTTGGATGCCGGCTAAAGATCAGATGGAGATGATGGACAGTTTTTTTATGGGGCATTGGCAAAGCTGGGGCGGCGTTTCGTATCCATTTATGTGGCTTTTAAGAATAGCAGCTGGATTTGCTTTAAATTTTGAATATGTATACTGCATAAACGGGGATTGTATCATAGAAAAGCCAGAAGATTTCCCAATTTTACTAGAAACTTTAGGGGATGCCGATATTATGAGTTCAGGCCCAGCATTAGAACGAGAGATAGGAACTGCAGGGCTTTTAATGCGATCTTCCGCTTTTTTCAAGATTGCCAAGCATATGGTAGATCATGTGGTGCCTTTTGAGGAATACGAAAAATCTACACAAGACTTCGGCAATACGGAAGGCCGGCTTGCTGTGGCGGTAAGGGATTTAGGATTAAAGCAGGTTATTATTGAGCCTCCTTATAATGAACAGTTGCATAAGCCCGGCGTTGGTTTTTGGTATAAAACGATAGGTTTTCGGCATATCCATGGTGAACATAATTATGCTTACCGATATAAAGGAATACCTCCAGAGCCGCAATATTTTGATCCTAGATTTATGGGTGATGAATATAATAGAATTAAAGAATATTGGGAGATGAAAGATATAGAGATACTTAAAAATTGGTGGGCAAAAGATTAAATGGCCAACACAACTAAACAACTGATTCATGGTTCTAACGGTGGAGATGTTCTAACTACAGGCGCTGCCGAATACAATCAAGTGATGGGTCTTGCTCTTTGGAGCGCTACTCAGTTGAATAAGCAACAAGTCATCCCTACGGATGGTTTGTTTACCAGCCTTCGGATTCATTTAGATGTTGACCCTGGCGCAGGTGGTTCATACATATTCGATTTGATGGTTGGCGCTAATAATTATCTCACTGTAACTATGGGCAGTGGAGTAGTCGACGCGGCGGCTACTGGTTCTGTTGATGTTGTGCCTGGGGATTTAGTCTGTATCCGATGCACTATTTCCGGGACTCCTGCGGCAGCTTCAGCTACTTTTTGTACTATTTTCTCACCCGACATAGCGGATGAATGTATTCTATTGGGAGGGAGTGGGGTAAATGCTGTTACTGCTAATGATACACAATATTTATCTACTATGGGTGTTGGTCTTTTAGGCGCATCAGATGCTGTTTCTCATCAAGTAGTACCTATGGCTGGCACGCTAAAGAAATTAGCAGCGTATATTGATTCTGCGTTGACAGGCACACAGACATTAACAGTTAATATGCGTTTAGGTGCCGCTACTGTTGGTTCGCCTGGTAATATGACAGTGTTATTTAATAGTGATTCTGGTCTAAGTTTGAGAGATGTCACTAATACTGCCGCCGTAACCGCTGGTAATCTTATAGATTTTCAAACAGTATCGGCAAATAGCGCATCTGTTCCTGTTAAAGTTTCTGTAGTTTTGCTTGCTACAACAACAGGTCAATATCCTATTATGGTGCATACAGAAGATGCACCAAGTGCTTCTGTTATTCAATATGCTGCTTTTTGTTCTGGTGAAGTGGGTTTATTGTGGTTAAATGCCGCAAGCGATATGAGTCGCAGACAAGTTACTGAAGCAACTACTATTCAAGCAATATATGTCTGGCAGGCAGTTGCTCCATTTAATAATAATGCTGTTGACTCTAGTATTTATACCGTTAATGAAGAAACTGACGGCAATTCTACAGTTACTGTTACTCTTTCAAATCTTGAAACAACAGATAGTGCTTCTGGATTTTCTTACGCACCGACAGCTGGTAAACTTCTTGCTATTCAACACAATCCTTCAAGTACCCCAAGTGTAGGAGCAAGTACAGTAGGTGTTCAATGCTATATAGCACCAACATCATCGTCTAGTTCTTCTAGTTCTTCCAGCAGCTCACGAAGCTCAAGCAGCTCAAGCAGCTCCAGCAGCTCTTGTCGTTCATCAAGCTCAAGCAGTTCAAGCAGGTCTAGTTCTTCAAGCAGCTCACGAAGCTCAAGCAGTTCCAGCAGCTCTTGCCGTTCATCGAGCTCAAGCAGTTCATCAAGCTCAAGAAGTTCTAGTTCTTCAAGTAGTTCAAGTATACAAAGTTCTTCCAGCAGTTCACGAAGTTCAAGCAGTTCATCAAGCTCAAGAAGTTCTAGTTCTTCAAGCAGTTCAAGCAGGTCTAGTTCTTCTAGCAGCTCACGAAGCTCAAGCAGTTCGAGCAGGTCTAGTTCTTCCAGCAGCTCACGAAGCTCAAGCAGCTCCAGCAGCTCTTGTCGTTCATCAAGCTCAAGCAGTTCAAGCAGGTCTAGTTCTTCCAGCAGCTCACGAAGCTCAAGCAGCTCCAGCAGCTCTTGTCGTTCATCAAGCTCAAGCAGTTCAAGCAGGTCTAGTTCTTCAAGCAGCTCACGAAGCTCAAGCAGTTCCAGCAGCTCTTGCCGTTCATCGAGCTCAAGCAGTTC